GGTAATACAGGCGCTACTGGTAATACAGGCGCAACAGGCGACAAGGGCCAAAAAGGTCAATCAGAAACTACCACTGTATATGTTTCAAATAATTATACTGCAGCATCTAATCAACGCTTAATAGTATCAAATAATTCAATTACCGTTACCTTACCTCCAACCCCAGCTAATGGTGATGTTGTAGAGGTATTGGGCAATGTTGGAGGCGTTACTATTGCTCGTAATGGTAACCCAATTGAAGGTGGTACTGATGACATTGTTGTTAATGCAAATAATGTCTCACTTACATTTGCGTATGTAAGTACATCTTGGGAGCTTACAACTAATTTAGGTCCATCAGGTGCCAAGGGTGAACAGGGCGAAAGTAATATACCTTATGTTGTCAAAACCACCACATACACTGCTTCCGATGGAGACAAATTATATGTAGATGCGTCAGGTGGTGCATTTACAATTACCCTTCCATTGACTCCTGGGCCAGGTGATGTAGTTAAGCTAACTGGTAAGACCAGCGGACTAACTCTAGCCGGTAATGGGCATACTATCAACGGCAGTTCTAGTGACGTATATTGTGATGTAAATGACCTTACGGTTGATCTAGTATACTATAATAGTAACTGGGTATTAACTACTTCGTTGGGCACCAAAGGACAAAAAGGGGATAATATTCCTCTGTGGATGGTAAAAACATCCAACTACAGCGCGCAATCAGAAGATAGAATTTTAATTGATAGTTCTGGTGGTGTATTTACGATTACCTTACCAACATCACCTACAAACGGCGATTCGGTTTATATTTCCGGTAGTTCGTATGGTTGTACTGTTGCAAGAAACGGTAAGACTATTAACGGTACAACTAATGATGTTGTTATCGATACTTCTGGTGTCGCTCTTACATTTACATATTTAAGTGGGGACTGGAAGCTATACACTACATTAGGTGTTAAGGGCGATAAGGGGGATAACATTCCTCTTTGGATTACTAAGACGGCTAATTATACTGCTAATCTAGAAGATAGAGTTCTTGTAAATACTACTGGCGGAGCATTCACAGTTACACTACCCGCTAGTCCTACCGATGGTAATTCTGTTTACATAGAAGGGCAAACCCAAGGTTTAATAATTGCTGGTAATGGTCATACTATATCAGGATCATCTAATGATGTTGTAGTTAATTATAGTACTATAAGCATCACGCTAACTTATTTGAATGGTGATTGGAATTTATTTGCAGCCCTTGGACAAAAGGGTGATAGTTATCCATTCTGGGTAAGACGTACGTCTAATTATACAGCTGTCAGTCAAGATAGAATTCTAGCCGATACAACTGGTGGTGCGTTTACTATCTCGTTACCATCAGGACCAAGTACTGGTGATGCTGTCTATATTGCAGGCAAGGTTATTGGATTAAACGTTTATGGCAATGGCAGTACAATTGGTGGTAGTACATCAAATACAGTAGTAGACATAGAAGGTGTTTCGCTTCAATTCTTATATAATGTAAGTGATTGGAAGTTAATCACTACCCTAGGAACAAAAGGTGAAAAAGGTTCCTCGGGTGAGCTTTCTGGATTAGATACACTCATACCTAAATATTCACCGGATATATTTACAGGTAATGGTACTTCAAATACCTTTACACTTTCACATAGCGTAACCAGCGAAAATCAATTATCTCTTACAATTGGTGGGGTGCTTCAAACCCCGGGAGCAACCAATGCATATACAGCATCAGGTACTACATTGTCTTTAAATGGCAAACCAAAAACAGGGTTAAAAATAGTAGCTAGATACTTAATGTACGTACGGAGCTAAAATGTCGTTAGATTCAATAGATGCATCAGGAATAAGCGGAGATGTAACATTCAAGCCAGTTGAGGCTTTGTATGATCCCGTTTCCAAGCTCAGAGTTAGTCAGCCCGAGGCGCTAATTGATACTGACTTTGAATATGGTCTTCAAGCCACTAGATGGGAAACCCTAGAACTAGTAAATAACATTCCTACTTTTTTTGCTCGTCAAGGTGACGATACTCTTACATTTGGTGATATTCAAGTAACAAATGGAAGTAATAAAGTAACCGTTACTACAGGTCTACCCCATAACTTAAACCCAGGCTCACCAATCATTGTTATTGGTACTACAAAAATTACCTGTGACGGAACTTTTATAGTTGATACAGTTCCTAGTGCAACTATATTTACATACAGAGCTAAAAATGCTCTTAATATTACAGGTTCAGTAAAAGACACATATACAGAAATCTATCCAGGTTCTGTATATCAAGGCTCACTATTTGATATTGACGATTTAGTTAATATTACTACTGAGCAAAGTGCTAATTCTCAATTCTTAGTTGAAACTACTTACCCTTCCGGTCTTATAGCTCAAACATCATTGTACATGCTTAATAGCATTGGTACAACTAAATTTTTCTTTAATGCTAATACAGAAGTTACTGTAAACGGTTACGCAACTATTGCTTATAATGTAGTAGCAAATACCAAATCCGGTTCTGGTAATACTGACTATGAATGGACTGCCATTCAACCCACAGATTATAAAGCTACAAATACTTTTACATTTGGAACATATTCTAAAATAAATTCTTCATTAATCTTAAATGATTTTAATGGAACTGTACCTAATGTAGGGGAGTACTGGCTATATGCTAAAGGTGCTACATCAAATAATATCGACACTACTGTAATTGATCATCAAGTATATTATATAAACGGCAGTACTAATAATGGATCTGCAATCACATTAGTTTTAATCGGGCCTGATAGTGCTGGGGCATACGGCAACACTATTAATTTTGCTCTTGGTGAGTCAGATGTTAATGTTATTGGTCAGCCCCATGCATTTTTTAGAGTATATCCTCTTACAGCAGCAAATACATCTACCGGTAGAGATTCAGTTACCATAGGAGCCAATCTGGGATGGTCTGCACTTCAAAATAACCCCGTAGTGTTTGTGGGACATACTGCAGGTTCTGGAAATGTTTCTAGTTATTCACGCTCTATTAATAATAGAGCAGCTGCAGATTATAAAATTTATTATTCTAAACAACAATTCAGTGCGTACGAATTTAACTATGGTACATCTACTGGCGGATCTATTACTAACCTTGCAGCTAATAATGTGCAAGGTGGCTTCTTAATGCCTGTCAGTACTATAGCGTCAAAGAATACTATTAGATATGCTAATCATGGATTTACAGATAATGACATTGTCACTCTAACACTAGGTACCGGTACCAATACTGTACCTCAAACTCTTGCTCTATATTCTAATTACGTTGTTCGTAAATATGACAATGATAGATTTAAACTTCTTTCAGTAGCTTCAGGCAACGAGGTAGAAATACAAGATGTAGGAACTGCTAATTTGTTGTTTTCTTCTAAGCGTGCAGAAGCAAATAACGAATCCATTTATTATGCCAATCATGGTATGACCGATGGTACTGCCGTTATATACACTACAGAAGGTAATACAGCAATTGGGGGATTAAGTAATGGTTTTACATATTATGTATTTGCTAGTACTACTGATCGCTTTAAACTTGCCAATACATCTAACGGCTACTCAACAGCTAACTTAACCGTTGTTCAGAATACTACCTTTGTAACACTAGGTGCAACTGCAAACGTCTTCCTAGCTAACCTACACGGATATTCTACAGGTAAAGGTATTAAGTATACTGCATCTGTCCCTATTGGGGGATTAAAATCCGGTCAACATTATTTCGTAAAAGCCGATACTACTAACACATTTACACTTTTCTGGTCATCAGCTGGTGCTACATCTTCTAATACTGCCGATGTTGTACCTATTGGATATCCTCTATCTGGTAATGGAGTATTTCTTCAAGCTGAAATGTTTGATTTAACCACTGCATCCCAAGGTACACAACTTATTACCAATGAGAATGTTGGCTCTAGTGACGGTGTATATACAATTAATGCAACGTCAAACTCTACATCTTTTACAATGTATGCGGGTAAAGCTGTATTTAATAGAATTAAAAACTTTTCTGGAAACTCCGCGGTTAACCTAACAAATTCTGCCATCTTTATCCCAGATCACAGAATGAGAACTGGTACTCAAGTTACTTACTCAACTACTGGGTCAGCTATTGGCGGAGGACTTGCAAACAATACAAATTATTACGTTATTAAGTTAACTAATGATTGGGTGTATTTGTCATATACAAAAACAGATGCATTATTATCCCAAAATTTAGTAAACTTATCTACTACCGGGTCCGGGGTTCACACTCTATCTACTAATTCTATGATTGGGGAACCATTAGGATATGGTAACGTTAACGTAACCGCTAATACAAAAACAATCACAGGTAATGGTACTAACTTTACTGCTTATTATAAGAAAGGCAGTTCACTTAAAATTTATTACCCCGGTAATACAGCTCTTCTAACTTGTACAGATGCTAATACCACCAACGGTACGTTTATCGTCAATGCCGCCCACAATATGTCTATTGATGGTACAGCTATTAAGTTTAATACTAATACTGGTGTTTCAATACAAACCAATACATTCTATTATGTAAACGTTTCTAATACAGTTACACCAACCAACCAATTTAGAATTTACAATACTTACTTTGATGCAATCAATTCAGATATAAACGGTATTGTAGTACCTGCAACAGGAGGTGCTGGTATTTCTATTACTGCTAATGCTTTCTTTACATTAGGTAATACATTTTCTACCACTGTTAACGCTGTGTTTTCTAAGACTAGTATGTCAGTAAATGATTCAGCTCCCGCTAACGGAACTGGCCTAGCTTACAGTATTAAAACTCAATTATACTTAAGGTCTGATGGGTTTGCTTTACATAGACCATATGATGGAGGGGTAGAACTAATTCCAAGTACTAATCCGTCTAGTACGATGATTAGACAAACTAGAAAATATTTCCGTTACCAATCAGGTAAAGGCATTCAAGTATCACTAGCCATTAACTTCTCACCTTCAACTGTAATTGATAGTTTAACAAGAACATCATACAGTGGAGGGTCGGCAACTGGAACCGTATATACTCGTAATCCACATAGATTAGCTACCGGCTCTCAAGTAACCATTTCTGGAGCCACTGACTCAGGATGGAATCAAAGCTACTACATTACAGTTGTTGATCCATATACATTCTCTATTACTGTTAATCAATCTGGAGGTCCATCAGGAACAACCGCTGGAGGTAAGGTACAGTACTACGTTAATTCCTGGAATAATTGTGCTTTAAGGTTAGGATTATTTGATGATCAAAACGGATTATTTTGGGAGTATGATGGAAACAGTTTATATGCATGTAGAAGATCTAGTACAAGTCAATTAAGCGGTACAGCTACGGTAAGCTTTAAAAGCGGGTTAGTTACTGGTTCTGGTACACTTTATTCATCTCAAATAAGTGCAGGTGATTATGTTGTTATTAAAGGTCAGAGCTATAAGGTACTACAAGTAAACAGCGATACTTCTTTTAATATTTCACCTTTTTATAGAGGTACTAGCGCCTCTAACATAATAGTTACCCTTACAGAAACAACCCGTACTGCGCAGTCTAGTTGGACTATAGATGAGTGTGATGGAACCGGTCCTACCGGATATACTCTAGATATACACAAAATTCAAATGGCGTACATTGATTATTCTTGGTATGGTGCCGGTAAGGTTAGATTTGGATTTAAAGATACAGAGGGTCGTGTTCAGTATGTTCACGAATTCATTCACAATAACCAGAAAACAGAAGCTTATCTAAGATCGGGTAACTTACCTTGTAGATACGAAGTATCTAGTTCTGGTTCTCCTTCTTACGTACCAGCTCTAGCTCACTGGGGCACATCGGTTATTATGGATGGTAGATACGATGATGATAAAGCTTACTTATTTACTGCTTCAGGTAATCAATTAACGTTTACTGGAAATTCACAAATTACGTTCTCCGGTTATATTGAAGGTACTTCTCAGCCATACGTCTCAAATAACGGTTTATTGTCTGTGGGTTATGCAGTAACAGTAATTACACCTGCTGCTACTCTTTCATCAGTAGCTACAGGGTTGCCTATTTCTGGTAATAATATTCCAGCCGGAACAAAAACTACACTACCAACTTCTAATAAGATTATTCCATATCAGCCATATCAACCAAGCTACCCTATTAAGTATGCTAACGGTACCTCGATTGGCTATAGAACATTAATGATGATAGATTCTGCACCTACCGCAGCAGCATCGGCAGGACAAGCTTCTACATATACAATTACTGCCGGTCAAGATTCATTAGTTTATGACATACCTTTAATTTCTATTAGATTATCGCCATCTGTAGATTCTGGCACTATTGGAAGCTTAGGTGAGCGCGAAATTATAAATAGAATGCAGCTTATACTTTCTAGTGTCAGTATTTTAACTACGCATTCCGTTGAGGTTTCTTTGGTATTAAATTCACGTATCGATAGTAGTAACTGGGTTCGAGTAAATCCTCCTAGTTTATCACAAGTTATTTACCATGATTCTTTGAATTCATCAACTAGCGGTGTTAAGGTTTATTCTTTCCGTGCACAAGGCTCCTCAGGTAACACAGCTCGTACACAGACTGCAACATCATTGACATTAGGCGAAGTAGCAACATTAGGAAACGCTATATTGGGTGGAGATAACGCTTATCCGGATGGTCCGGATGTACTAACAATAACGGCAAGACTGGTAGAAGATCCTTCAACGGTTACGGCAACTAATCCGTTTCAAATTACCGGTCGTATTTCTTGGACAGAGAGTCAGGCATAATATATGGCAACTATAAATTTAACAGATTTAATTCAAAACAACATCCCTAAAGGCGAAAAAGGCCAAAAAGGTGAACTTGGCGACAAAGGCCTTAAAGGTGAGGTTGGCGCCACTGGTAGTACCGGCTCGACAGGTGCCAAAGGTGAAGTTGGCGCTGGAACTAAGGGGGATAAAGGTGATACAGGATCGACGGGGGCTAAAGGGGATACAGGATCGACTGGATCGACCGGTGCCACTGGACCTGCAGGCTCTGGTTTAGTAGGTCAAATTACTGCCAGAACATATGCAAATGTCTTCCCTATTACTGCTACGCAAGCTATTGGATTTACAACTCTTGTAACTGCCTTAAATGATGATATGAATAATGGCGCAAATAGTGCCAACTTTGTAAGTGCATGGCAGAATACTACTACTGGGTCATCTTGGACTAGTAGTTATAGCATACAATCTTACAATGCTGGGTACGTTTCAAACTCATATGGGTACCTATCTAATACTAACATTACTGCTCCCGCTGGTTCAGACGGTACATATATTGGATTTTCTAATGGTTATGTTTACTACGATTCTGGATTTTACACAAGTAATTATTATGTTTTAAGGTCTATAGTTTCTAAGAACCTTAACTCATCTACCTTTGGATCAAATACATTACTTAGACTGAATATTTTGGCAGGAGCTAACTCCGATTGGACCAATACTTACCCTGTACGTGTATACTCCGTTAATTCATCCGCAGTTAGTCTTTTAGGCAGCTTAAGCTTGTCGGCTGGGGCTTGGACCAACTCAGTAATAGATAACACCTTTATACCTTCTTCTGGTAATACCAATTACTTTACTTTGGTTCAAAACTTCCAAGGTATCGGTTCAAACCCTTATATACAATACCAAAAATGGTATCTAGATGAAGTATTAATACAACAAGGAAATGTAGTTTATTCTAACGTTGTCTTTTCCTACAGTGGCGGTAACGTTTATATTTCAAGTAATTCTTCTCTAACGTCTGAAAACACTTATATTTCATATCTGGCAGGCAACGGTTTGCCAATGACTGTGTACTCTAATGCTACTAACTATGCTGTATATGTTCCTACCGGTGCAGCAGTTACTAACACTGCTGCACCTGTTCCATTCCAAACCTTCAGTGCTACATTAGTATCTAATACTGGTGTAGCTGCCACTAACAACGCTGTTGTATATCTTTCATCTGCTGGTTCCAAAGGCGACAAAGGTCAAAAAGGTGAGGTTGGCGCCACTGGTAGTACCGGCTCTCAAGGCCAAAAAGGTGATGCAGTTCAAGGTTCAGCAAGATACCTATACAATCAATCTGCTGATCTATATCTTGGTAACTTTAAAGCTAATAGTGTACCGTTCCCAACTGAGGGTATTTACCCAGGTGTACAAGCCCAAGGTAACTCATTCAACGGTATAGACTATACTAACCAAAATGCATTACCAGTGCTTCCATCTGGCAGCGGCGCTAACTCATACGTTAGTGCCTTAATCACCAACGATTACTGGGGACATAATTGGTTTAAAAAGTATTATTTACTATATGATACTACTAACAGTCTATATAGACATACCGAAGATGAATTAATTATTGATCATTCACCTGATGCTAATATAGTATTGCAAGACATAAGAGATAGATTCACCACCTACGGGGTATGGAATTCACAGCCAAATGGTTTGAGCAGTTCTGTAGCTCAGTCTTTGTTTAGTCAGTCCGGTACTTTCAACTCACTTAACAACCACGTTACATTTACTAACTGGTCAGGTTTAATTGAATTAGCATATACAAAAGATGGCGCTACTGATGCTGTAGGGGAGTCTACTAATACAGTAATATCTTCTTTCTACGCAATGACTAATGATGCCAATAGTAATGCTTATTTAATTGATATATCTCAATATGGCTTTACATGGGCATCTCAATTAGCTGCTAATACTTCCGGTACCTATTTAGACTTTGCTGGTCCATATACTGATGGATGGGTAAAAACTAATCATTATCCAAATACTGTATGTACTATTTCTGGTGCTGGTACTATAGGTTCGCCATACGTAGTAACCCCAACTAACTTTGCCCGTCCAAACTCAGGCTCTTCTCGAGTATTCTACCTATCGGTAGCCGGGTCTGCCAACCTTGTATACTCTGTTAAAGGTAACACTGAACCAAGCTATGATGTCTTGAGAGGTAGATATGCACCTATTAATACTCCTCCATATCAATTACCTGCCAACTATTTTTCTAATTCCTTCTTTACACCTCTATACAATACGTTTGGATTTATTTTAATTAATCACAAACAACCGTTCCAGTTATATTATGAAGGAACTGCACCTACAGATGCAACAGCAACATATATTAGACACGTAGGTAAGAGATCTACAAGGTCGGGTACTGGAACATTTGCATTACCATATAAATTTACTCCTTATTCTGTAGACGGTACAGGCTCTTGGACTGTAATAGGTACTGAAGGTGGTATGGCTAACTTGTTTATTAAGTCAGCTAATACTTCCGATCTATCAGTATACTTGCCCAACATGCATAATGCAGGTTACTACGATTACCTGGCTAATACTAACAGTTTAACTCCTAACATTATACAAACTCCTTGGAAGCTTAGAGACCAAGTTATCACCGGTGCTGCAGCTGCATTAGCTGCAGGTGGTTGGTCTTATACTGGCAGCGATGCTAACTCTCAAGTATCTGATATTATGATGAGAGGTGTAGGGGTAGTTGCTGCTCCTAATAATTCACCTCATTATTACTCTAACAGATTCCACTTTAACCATATGAATGCAACCGCCGCTATTCCAGCCGGTTATGAAATTTATGGTTCAAGATCTGTCTTGGGTCGTCCATGGTCAACAAGATTTAGATTCCGTATCAGTGATATTAACAAGAACTATGTTAACAGTGCTGTGCAAGCTATCCGTACGCTGGCGTCAGTCTCCGGTGGTACTTCAGGTATCTACATACAATACGGTGCATTAGCTAATACTACTAATGCAGGTGATAGACGACTTACTGTTTATTTGTCATCTACTGGTTCTACCTGGGATCTATTAAGTGCATTCCAACCACCAAATATTATCGATTTTGGTGATGAAGCAGAACATGAATTAGTTGTTTCTCATAACCCTCAAAATCCATTCAATTCTACCTCTATGACTATAGACGGTATACCGGTTTGGAACTACGGTGGTACTGTTGCTGCAGGCATGAATTCACTTACAACCCTTACTTTAGGTGCATTAAGCACTACAGCATCTGCCCTTAACGGGTTCGTTGGAACAATAGAGGTAGAAGGGGGACCATACGTTGCTCATAAGCATATGGTTAACAATGCATTAACTATTACCCCTGTATTTGCTTCTAACTCTAACTACGATAATCCAGCCTCACCTACGTTTGCTTCATCTATTGTTAACTGCTATACTTACAGTGCAAACGGTATGCAATGGGTTCCGGTAGGAACTGGTGTTCAAGGTAACGGTATACCAATTGGTTCCCATATTTACAGTATTGAATACTCTAACCCAGCTAACAGCGGTGCATCGTTTACCCGTACAGCCAATACATTGGCGAGCAATTCTACAATGTACCTATATTCTGGTAATACTGTATTCCCAACAGCCTCATGGGCCCATGCACCAGGTTATTACTATGTAACAGGTACTGGTATTCCAGCAGCTACTTTCTGCTACTTCAATGTTGGTGACACGACTACTACGTTGTATTCTATGTACACTGAGAGTACCGCAAATGCCTCCGCGCTTGGAAATAACATTACCATGACATTCCAACCGCTATCTAAGTTTAGAATTTACTGCCCAACAGGTCATGAAATTTCTGCTAACTTGGCTGGTAATACCCTATTGATGTATACAGCATTAGACGCAACTGGCTTCCCGAACTTTACATTGGGTGCTACGTTCGCTAATAACTCTACAACAATGACAATTGCTTCTAATACAACTAACAATCAAGCAATTAGAAGATTACGTAGAAACTATACCTTGACTGGCACCGGTCTTGTTTCTAGTAATGCAACTAACGGCCAATATATGTACATTACTTCTATTTCTAGAACTAATGGTGGTGGCGCTACTGTTACATTGAGCCAGAATACAATCAATACTATTGCAACTAACACCACATATACAATAGCACCATCTTTGTATGTGAACGGTGAAGCACTACAAGGTAATGCATATGCTCATGCACAACAGGGCTGGGCATATGCCGATCAATACCATTTTGTTAATACTTACATTTCTAGTAGCGTGTATGATTCTTCTTGGAATGCCGGGGTAGTAATGTCTCCAGATGTAAGATTTAATAATGGTACAGGAACTGGATTTAATTTACCAAATCAATATAGTAGTAATATAAACGGTTTAATAAAAACATATTACAGACCTGGATCTAACTCTCAATACCATAGCTTAGGTGAAATTACTCTAGGTGGTATGAGCACTGTTAGAAACTGGAAGCCAGCAACATTTAACGCTGTATACGATTCTGGAGTATTTAAAGCTGCTGCAACCTCTGTAACTAAGAACTTATACTTACCATGGACACCTATGGCAGGATGGGTAATTAACTACGGTGCGTTCTATGGTGCAACCGGTAACGTTTCCCATACTACTACAGCACTAACAACGTTTACTGCTAACTCGTTTACGGTAGGTTCGTTGACTCAAAACAACTTCTACAGAATCGTGTTACTTCCAACAATGACAGGATACTAAAATGGCAGATCTACCATCACAAATTAGTCAATTCATACAACAGAATTCGTCTGTAGTTACAATGCAGACGTATGTAGATTCGGTCACTTTAGAATACTATCAAGGATCTCCAAGAAGGTATGAAGACCCATCTGTACCAATGAGACCTTCAGACTACCATTCTTGGAATTTTGAAAGCAAACAATGGTATCTGGATAATGAATTAAAGTGGAGAGAAATAAGGGTTGAGCGCGAAAAGAGAATGCAAGAAGTTCTTTGGAGAGTTGATCGATATAATCAACAAGTGGCAATTAACGCTACTCCGTCAGAAAACATTACCCCTGTTTTAACATATATTCAAGCATTAAGGGACCTACCACAGTCCGGCCAAGACCCGTTCGAATTGAACTGGCCGGCTAAACCTTAATAATCGCGATACCATAAATACTCTTAAAAGGAGTTAGTATGGCCATTCCAACCTCTCGCGACGAATTTAAAGAATATTGCCTTAGAAAACTAGGCAAACCAGTTATAGAGATTAACGTCGATGATGATCAAGTAGATGATCGCATCGACGAAGCTCTTAAATACTATTGGGATTATCACTTTGATGGTTCCGAAAGAATCTACTACAAGTATCAAATGACCGATACTGATAAAGCAAACAAATACATTACACTACCCCAAAACATTATAGGGGCTGTTCGTATTTTTCCAATTGGTGATGTTACAGTTGGCACTCAAGATCTATTTAATATTCGTTATCAAATAGCGTTAAACGATTTATACACTCTAACATCAGTATCCATGGTACCTTATTACATGGTTATGCAGCATTTAGGTATGGTGCAAGAAATGCTGGTTGGTCAAAATCCTATCAGATACAATAGACATAGAAACCAGTTGTGGTTAGATATGGATATGGATAAGATTGAAACCGGGCAATTTGTAGTAGTAGAAGCATATCAAGTAGTAGATCCGGATATTTACAACGACGCCTGGGGTGATCGTTGGTTAGGTAATTACTGTACCGCTCTTATTAAAAGGCAGTGGGGTAATAACTTGAAAAAGTTTGAAGGTCTACAATTACCAGGTGGTGTTCAATTTAACGGGCAAAAAATATACGAAGAAGCAGATGCTGAGATTAAAGAGATGGAATATCAAATGGTTACTAATCTTTCTCTTCCAGCAATGGATATGATAGGATAACATGCCAACAAATGTCTTCTTCAACAACTACCAGTCCAGCCAAGAACAATTATTAATAGAAAATTTAATAATTGAGTCTATTAGGATGTACGGCATGGACATGTATTATATGCCTAAGACACTGGTGGCATACGATGGTATTTACGGAGAAGATCCTCTAGCTCAATACAATAAACCGTTCTTTGTTGAAATGTACATTAAAAATGTACAAGGGTTTGAGGGGGATGGAGATCTATTAACTAAATTTAATCTTGAAATAAGAGATAGAATTACCTTCACTATATCCAGAAGAGTATTCCACGACGAAGTAGGAGCGAGCGCTAGACTGGTAAGACCTAATGAAGGTGATTTAATATTCTTTCCAATCAATAACAAGCTTTATGAGATTAAATTTGTTGAGCATGAAGCAATATTCTATCAATTAGGTTCACTACAGACCTTTGATCTAGTATGTGAATTATTCGAATACAGTGGTCAACAATTCAATACTGGTATTACAGCTATTGATAATATCTACAGAAACTTTAATCTTACCTCTACTAACTTTGGTATCTATACTGAAGATAGTAATCCCTACTCTATACTATTAGAGGACGGGTCTAGATTGCTTAATGAAAACTTTGATGAGAATTTAATGGACCCAACCGCAGATAATGATGAAATAGAAACTGAATCAGATGAATTTATGGATTTTAGTGAAATAGATCCTTTCAGTGAAGGGGGTACGTTCTAATGTTTGGACATACCTTCTATCATAAGACATTAAGAAAAAATGTAATTCTTTTTGGTACTTTGTTTAACGATATCTTTATTACTAGAGACGATAGTAGCGGGGTTGAGGTGCAGACAGTTAAGGTTCCTATTACTTACGGACCGAAAGAGAAGACTCTTTCAAGAGTAGTAGCTGACCCCTCTTTAACAAGACCGGTTGCAGTAATATTACCTAGAATGTCATTTGAGATGACATCACTACAATACGACCCTCAGCGTAAATTGCCTACCGTTAATAAGTTTAGAGTAAAAGCAACTACTACTGGTGATGATCCAGCAACACAAAATCGCTACGTATATAATCCAGTACCATACAATATTGGATTTTCATTGAATATTATGGTAAGAAATGCTGAAGATGGAACAAGAATTGTTGAACAAATTCTTCCTTATTTTTCTCCTGAATGGACAGCTACCGTTCAATTGATTCCTGAAATAAATCTCGCTTTAGATATTCCTACCATTATTAATAACGTAACGGTACAAGATAATTATGAAGGTGCTGCTGACGAAAGAAGAATAATAATTTGGACTTTAGACTTCACTATGAAGACTTACTTATTTGGTCCAATTACCAGATCTGGTATTATTACTCTTGCCAACACTAACTTCTATTCAACTACAGATATAACATCCCTTCCAGAAGAAAACGTTACAGTTTATCCAGGTCAATTGGCTAACGGTACTGCTACTACCAATGCCTCTCTAACTGTTGATAGATCTACAATTGCCTCTAATACTGATTGGGATTATGTGATAACCAGGAGTAGTGTATGAAACAAATTGATCAGGCATTAGATTTAATGCCGTTACCGGATAAGAAGACAGAAGTTATTTTGGAAAAAACTCCAAATGATTACGAGTATGCTCGCGGCAATATGATTAACATCATAGAGAAAGGCAACGAAGCACTCAACGGTATATTAGATGTGGCTGGCATGTCACAACATCCTCGTGCTTACGAAGTGGCTGCCACTCTTATCAAAAACATGGCTGAAATAAATAAAGATTTGCTTGAATTAAAGAAAAAGCAAAAAGATATTGAAGCCAGTGATCCACATCAACCAAAAACTATCAATAACAACTTATTTGTTGGTAGTACTACCGAATTACAACAATTCTTAAAACGACAGAATGAGCAAAAATGATACGTACCTTGGTAACAGGAATCTAAAACGAAGTGATGTCCAGATAGAATGGACACCTGAACAAGTCAAAGAATATATTAGGTGTGCCAGAGATCCGGTATACTTTATTGAAAATTATGTTAAGATTGTTCACGTTGATAGAGGATTGGTACCATTTGAGCCATACTCCTTTCAAAAGGATATGCTTAGTACCTTCTATAGAGAGCGCTTTACTATTTGTAAAATGCCTCGACAGGTTGGTAAAACTACAACCGTGGTCGGGTTTATGTTGTGGAGTGTGTTGTTCAATGAACAGTACTCAATAGCGATTCTTGCTAACAAAGAGGCTCAGGCAGTAGAGATCCTTTCTAGAATACAACTTGCGTATGAACATTTACCAAAATGGCTGCAGCAGGGTATTGTAGAATGGAATAAAGGTAATATTAAACTGGAAAATGGATCTGAGATCCAAGCAAGCTCAACCGCTTCTTCTGCCATCCGTGGTACGTCTCAGAACTTAATTTACCTAGATGAATTTGCGTTCGTTCCGTCTAATATACAGAGTAGTTTCTTTTCATCTGTATATCCAACTATATCATCAGGTGAAACCACCAAAGTTATTATAACATCAACCCCTAATGGACTCAACTTATTTTACAAATTGTGGAATGATAGTGAGAAGGGAAGAAACAGTTATAAGAGAATTGATGTACATTGGTCTGATGTTCCAGGTAGAGATCAAGCCTGGAAAGAAGAAACCATTAGAAATACTTCTGAAGAGCAATTTAGACAGGAGTTTGAATGTGAATTTTTAGGATCGTCAGCCACCCTTATTTCAGGAACAAAATTAAGACAACTGTCTTATAATGATCCACTTAAGGCAGACGAGAATTACAAGGTTTATGAGGAGCCGGAACCCGATAGATTTTATGTAACAGCAGTAGATACGGCAAGAGGTAAAGATGGAGATTACTCTGCATTCAAGATATTTGATGTGACCGAGTATCCATTTAAAGACGTATTTACATATCGAAATAAAACTATTGATCCATTAAACTACCCAGCAGTCATCAGACAGGTAGCCAAGCATTACAATAATTCAATTGTATTGGTTGAAACTAACGATGTAGGACAGCAGGTAGCCGATATATTATATCATGATCTTGAATATGAACAAATGCTATTTACCGCTACAAGTCAAACCAAAGGCGTAATCATAAGCTCGGGGTTTGGGAGCGGGGCACATGCTGGAGTTAGAACTACTAAGACAGTTAAAAAGCTTGGATGCTCTAATTTTAAATCATTGATTGAGAATGATAAGCTGATTATTAATGACTACGAAACTTTACAGGAGATGTTTAGATTTGTAGCCAAGGGGCCATCGTACGAAGCCGAAGAGGGTAATGACGATTTGGTCATGTGTTGCGTTATATTCTCGTGGTTAGTAGACCAAGGTTATTTTAGAGAATTGATGGCAACGGATATTAGAAAACTATTTCAAGAAGAAAACATACAGAGACTCGAAGATGAACTGACACCTTTTGGCATCTATAACGATAATTCTGATGTAATTGATCCAATTGATATTGAAAAATTAATGGATCCTTATCATCGTCAAGAAAGAATAACCGATTTAGTCGGTGAATCTATCGAAAATTGGATGCAAAAATAATAAATCCTTAGATTTATAAATAGAATAAGACAGTCTTACTGTAATGATTAAAACCTCTGAAGGGAGAAAAAAATGCCATTTCAAGTTAGTCCAGGCGTAAATATAACTGAAATTGACTTGACTACGGTTGTTCCTGCGGTTTCTACAACTGAAGGCGCCTTTGCCGGCGTGTTTCGTTGGGGACCTATCGACAAGCGTATTCTAATCGATTCTGAATCAACACTAGTTCAGCGTTTTGGTAAGCCTACCAATTTAAACCCTGAAACATTCTTTACTGCCGCCAACTTTCTATCATATGGTAACAAGCTATATGTAGTTAGAGCGGCAAACACTGCTGACGCCACTGGTGTCACTGGTGTACTTTCTGCTTATGCAAACGTAGGTGCAGTTACCACAAATTCAAGCTTAATTATCAAAAATGATGATCAGATTGACGACTCTACTGTACAATCAGCTATCGGTGGTGAAACTAACGTTCGCTACATTGCTCGCTACCCAGGCGCACTAGGTAATTCGTTAAAGATATCTGTTTGTGATACTCCAAACACATATTTTTCAAATACCTCGCTAACCGGAGGTAATGCTAATTTAAGCTCTAACGGTCAGCTAACAAGTATTGTTGCTAATACTGGTGCCAATACAGTAACTCTTAAAGTTGCTAATTCATCAACCGGTATTTTAAGTGAAGCTACTACTAGAGTTAATACTCTAAGAGACTTGCTAACTGTTGGTGACTTGATCGAACTAGGTAATACCTCTATCGGCACTAAGCTGGTTAAAGTTTCATCTATTGGAACAACTACTACAAACTCTACTCACGCATACGTAACTGTAAACGTTGAGAGCAAGTTTACACTTTCTGATTACGGTAACATTTCTGTTGCTAACGTTCTAACTACATCTGCTGGTTATCTAAAACGTTATTGGGAGTATGCACTTAACGTAGATGCAGCACCAGGTACTTCACCTTATGTTCAAAACTTTGGTAACTCTGCAGCTGTCGATCAGGTGCACGTGGTTGTTGAGGATGAAGACGGACAGTTTACTGGTGTTCCAGGTACAATTCTAGAAGCCTATCAAGGGCTTTCAAGAGCAACTGATGCAAAGACCGAAGATGGAGCTTCACTTCATATTAAGGATGTTATTAACTCTACATCCAAGTATGTGTACTACAACGTAAACAGAGCATCTGGTTATACTAACACTGCTGTTTATATGGCAAGTCAAGCTAACAACTTACCACTATCACAATCTTTTGTTGGTGGTTCAGATGGGTCTGACGAAGGTTCTATTCCAGTTACCGAACTAACTTCAGGTTATGACTTCTTCAAGTCTTCTGAGAGTGTAGATATTTCGTTAATTCTTGCTGGTAAAGCAAGAGGCGGCACATCTAACACACAAGTAGCTAATTACATTATCGACAATATTTGCGAAACAAGAAAAGATTGCGTTGCTTTTATATCACCGTATAAAGAAGCAGTAGTCTTAAATGCTGCAGCAGATGAAGTAGATAAGGTAGTTACATTTAGAAATGCTGTAACTCCAACCTCTTATGCCGTACTAGATTCCGGTTACAAATATCAGTACGACAAATACAACGACTTGTATCGATACATTCCATTGAACGGTGATGTTGCCGGTCTATGTGTTCGAACAGATGATACAAGGGATCCTTGGTTCTCACCTGCTGGCTTCAACAGAGGCGCTATTAAGAATGTGGTTAAGCTTGCCTACAATCCTAACAAGAGTGAAAGAGATGTTCTGTATAAGAACAGTATCAATCCTGTTGTTACGTTCCCTGGTCAAGGTACCATCTTATATGGCGATAAGACATTGTTGAATAAGACATCTGCATTCGATCGTATTAACGTGCGTCGTCTGTTCATTGTTCTAGAAAAAGCAATCTCTACAGCCGCTAAGTTTACCATGTTTGAATTCAACGACGAATTCACCAGAGCACAGTTCAGAAACTTGGTAGAACCATTCCTACGTGATGTTCAGGGTAGACGTGGTATCTACGACTTTAAAGTCGTGTGCGACGAGACAAACAACACTCCTGAAGTAATTGACAGGAATGAATTTGTTGGCGATATTTACATTAAGCCTGCTAAGTCTATTAATTACATCCAGCTGAACTTTACAGCTGTTAGAACAGGTGTTGAATTCTCCGAAGTTGTTGGACAGTTCTAATAAATAACTAATAACAAGGAGAACAAAACATGGCATTTAATGTAAACGAGATTAGAAGTCAGTTAACCTTGGGAGGGGCTAGAAATAGTCTTTTCCAGGTAACGATTACTAACCCAGCTAACTCAGTAGCCGATATCAAGGTTCCGTTCCTGGTTAGAGCAGCTCAGATTCCACCTTCTACTTTAGGTACAATTGAAGTACCTTACTTTGGTAGAAAGATTAGACTGGCTGGCGACAGAACGTTTGGACAGTGGACAGTTACTGTAATAAACGACGAAGACTTTTTGATTCGTAACTCTATGGAAGAGTGGTCAAACAAGATTAACTCCTTACAAGGAAACGTAAGATTGTTTGGATCTGCATCCCCTCTCCTATATAAATCATCAGCACAAGTTACACAATATTCTAAAACGGGTAATCCTATTAGAACATATACGTTCAGTGGCATTTACCCTTCTGAAATTTCACCTATTGACGTGGATTGGAATTCAACTGATCAAATTGAAGAATTCACCGTAACATTCCAGTATGACTACCATGAAGTATCAGGTGGTATTACTGGTAATGCTGGTGGATCTTAAAATATAGGGCGGCTTCGGCCGCCCGCCTATTGAGGACATTATGGCAAATTTTTTCGGCTTTGAAATACGCCGCACCCAAGAAGAGCAGCAGCTTGTTGATGACAGGCAGAAATCCTTCGTCCCTAAATCGGACGATACGGATGGTGCTGTTGTTGTTGCTGCCGGTGGCGTTTATGGGACGTATGTTGACTTAGAAGGTTCAGCTAGAACCGAGTCCGAGCTTGTTACCCGTTATAGAGAAATGGCTCAACATCCGGAAATAGATTCTGCCGTTGATGATATAGTTAATGAAGCTATAGTAGTAGAAAAAGAAAAAGATGTAGTTGATATTGTTTTAGATGATGTTGAGGTTGGTGCTAACGTTAAGAAGTTAATTAAAACAGAATTTGATAATATTCTAACGCTTCTTAACTTTAACAATCAAGCATATGAAATTTTTAGACGCTGGTACGTAGACGGAAGATTATACTACCATGCTATTATTGATGAGAAAGACCCTCGTCAAGGACTTAAAGAATTAAGATATATTGACCCTCGTAAGATTCGTAAAATCAGAGAGGTCAAAAAGAAAAAAGATCCATCTACTCAAGCCACCCTTACCGGTGTAAGTAAAGAGTACTACATTTATAATGATAAGGCTAATTGGGGTGCAGGTAATCCTAATCCTGGCGCTACTACCACTGGATTAAGAATTGCAAAAGATAGTATTGTACATGTAGTTTCTGGTTTAATGGATAAGAATAATACAAACGTTCTTTCCTATTTACATAAAGCAATTAAATCCTTAAATCAATTGCGTACATTAGAAGATGCTACTGTTATTTACAGAGTATCTAGAGCACCTGAAAGAAGAATATTCTACATCGATGTAGGTAATCTTCCAAAGATGAAGGCTGAACAATATCTTCGTGATATGATGCAACGCCATAAGAATAAAATTGTTTACGATCAAGCGTCTGGAGAGATCAGAGATGATCGTAAATTTATGACAATGATGGAAGACTACTGGCTTCCTAGACGTGAAGGTAATCGAGGTACGGAAATTACAACTCTACCAGGTGGTCAAAACCTAGGCGAGATGACAGATGTAGAATATTTTCAAAAGAAACTTCTACAAGCTCTTAACGTTCCGCCTACTAGATTACAGAATGACGCATCCTTTAATATGGGTCGTTCAACAGAGATTACTCGTGATGAGGTTAAGTTTTCCAAATTTGTTAATAGACTAAGAGGTAAATTTAACCAGCTGTTCCTTAAGTCGCTAGAGAGACAACTAATTCTTAAGGGTATTATTACCACCGATGATTGGAAAACCTTTGGTCAATCTATTAAATTTGAGTATGCACAAGACAACTTCTTTGCCGAACTTAAAAACATAGATGTGATGAAAGAGAGACTTGCCGTGCTTCAGGAAATAGATCCTTACGCAGGTAAATATTACTCTCATACATGGATTCGCAAAAATATATTAATGCAAACAGAAGATGATATTGAAGAAATGGATGAAGAAATTTCTGATGAAATGGAAATCCAACAATATCAAACGGCTGTTGACGGACAAGGACAACCAGGTATGCCTGGACAACCTGGAATGCCAGGGCAGCCTTCTCAAGAATTACCACCTCAAGAACAGCAATAAATAAATATCATTGGAGACAACTTAATGACAACTATTACAGTCGCAGATTTAATTAACTCAGCGGTAGATGCAGAACCTTCTACTTTTAAAGATCATTTCAATCAGCTAATGATGGATAAGGTCTACGATGCTGTGCAGGAAAAGAAAGCACAGTTTGCAAAGAATATGTTTGGCGATCAAGAAGTCAAATCAGCAGAAGAAGATGCTACCGAAGTAACCCAAGGGGAAAATGATGGCCAAGACGCTTAAAAAAATGCTTGAGGTCTATAGACCTAAAGCTGGCGATGAGCAGAAGTTTATGGATAAACATATTGTCGTTAAGACTGCCGATAGAAATGGCAATAAAGACGATGTGTTTCAAGCTACTAATGTAAAGACCGTTAAACGTAAAGAAGAAAAGCACGGCTACGATCAAGGTGAAGACGAAAAGGTATACGAAGAGGCAGAACCAATTCAAGAGGGTGAACAGTCACATGCACAGTTTGAAAAATACCACTCCGATGCTGCTAAACTGTTAAAGAATATACATGGCGGTCTTTCCAAACACTACAGTGCAGTAACTGATAAAAAAGGTTACAACCAAGGTCAAGCCCATTGGGGTCATGTTGGTGATATTAAACACATTCATCGCCAGTTGCAAGACATACATGATCAAATTCTTCAACAAGGTGAATATGCAAAGCCTGTTCTAGCAAAAGAAGAGGCAGAAGTATCAGATAGTACTGTTAAACTATTAGAATTATTTTCTGTACTCTCAGAAGAGAACAGACAAGCTATGTTAGAGTTAGTTGAATCAGGTCAATCAGAAGAAATTATCAAATTGCTTGAGTTAGATAGTAACGATAAAGAGGCTGTAAATGGCTAGTACCTTAAAAGTATTATCATCAGAGATTTCTCTTTCAAATACTGTTGGTAATACGGTTAGTGGAGCCGTGCTAGTAAGACTCGTTAACACCAGCGCGTCCATATCTAGTGTGATAAGTCTTACTTACGCAAACGGCTCAACAAAGGCTACTACTACATTAGGACATAAAGGTACTGATTTCGCAAGATTGATTCTAGTAAAAGATCCAACAGATAAACTGTTGACTAGCGGTGTAAGTACCACTTTAGCAACCAGTGTTGCATACAGTTTATAAGAGGATTTATGGCAGAAGTAATTAAAATACTATCATCTGAAGTATCTATTGTTAATACTGCAGCTAGCAACGTCAGCTCCGCTTCGTTAGTTAGGCTCGTTAATTTAGATGGTTCAAATTCTTGTCTTATTCAATTGGCCTCGAACACTGGTTCTGTAAAAGCAACCTTTACACTTGGACACCATTCTACAAATTTTAGCCAAGAATACATTGTTAAGCTACCAACAGATACCATCCAGGTATCAGGAGCTTTTGTATCTGCAGCGGACACTATTAGAGCAACCTCGGTTGCATACCTTTAAGGAAAACACATGAAGCTCTTTACCGAATTAGTTGAAGAAGTTGACTACCTGGTTGAACAAAAAGAATCAGGTAAAAAAGACTTCTATATACACGGTGTGTTCATGCAGACAGAGCAAGCCAATAGAAATAATCGTGTTTATCGTAAACACATTATGGAAAAAGAACTTGGTCGTTATAATAAAGAATACGTCGAAAAGAATCGTGCTTATGGTGAGTTAGGACATCCATCCGGTCCTACCATTAATCTCGAGCGCGCCAGCCATATGATTAAATCGTTAAAATTAGAAGGCAATGATGTCATAGGCAAGGCAAAGATACTAGACACCCCTTATGGAAACATAGTTAAAAGCTTAATCGAAGAGGGTGCACAGTTAGGAGTTTCTTCTAGAGGCATGGGTTCTCTAAAGGAAACAAAGAGCGGTGTGATGGAGGTGCAGGATGATTTTTATCTTGCTACTGCCGCCGATATTGTAGCAGATCCATCTGCCCCTGATGCCTTTGTAAGAGGTATTATGGAGGGTGTTGAATGGGTTTGGGATAATGGAATCCTAAAAGCACATCAGATAGAAGAAATGCATAAAGAAGTCAAGCGCGCTTCTTCAAGAAATTTAGAAGAAGTAAAAATTAAAGTATTCGAAAACTTTCTTAAGCATCTATCAAAGGTTTAGAATTATAAATAGTAAATAAATCCCTACACAGGAGTCCAATATGTTGAAAGAAAAACAAAAAATTGAAGAGAAGGTGGAATCTGGTGGTGGTCAAACTGGCAAAGCTATGTCAGCTGATCCAACCGGTGTTCGCGCTACTCTTCCCAAGTCTAACCTATCTAACGGGGAAGCCATGAACAAGATTCAGGATCCAAACAACCCTGGCCAAGAAGAGACTAGCTCAGAGAATAACTCTAAAGCTACTACAGACTCTTCTGCAAAGAACAAAGCATCTGTCTCTATGAAAGAAGACATGGCTGTGTTATTTGACGGTGAGGAGCTTTCTGAAGAGTTCAAAGAAAAAGCTACCACAATTTTCGAAGCAGCTGTCAACGCCAAGGTTGATGAGCTTAAAGAGCAAATCGAAAAAGAACACCAAGAACAATTAGAAGAGCAGGTAACAACATTCGTAGAAGAAACCAATGCACGCATTGATGAATATCTAAACTACGTTGTTGCAGAGTGGATGGAGCAAAACGAGCTAGCTGTTGAAAGTTCATTAAAAGGCGAAATTACTGAAGAGTTTATCGCCGGACTTAAGCAACTATTCGAAGAGAATTATATTGACATCCCTCTAGAGAAAGTTGATGTGGTAGAGACCCTATCACAGCAAGTGGAAGAGCTGGATCAAAAACTCAACGAAGCTGTTCAAGACAATATCGATCTGAAGAAGCAGGTAGACAGTTACACCAAGCAAGTTATTTTTGCTGAAGTTGCTGAAGGTCTTGCTGCTACTCAAGTAGAGAAATTCGAGACTCTAGCCGAGGGCGTTGAATACATTGATGAAAAAACTTATAAACGTAAATTAGAAATCGTTAAAGAAAACTATTTTACTAATAAGCAAGCAGGCAGCGATATTGTTGAGAGTGAAGTTGAGACTGCTCAGGAACCAGAAGCCGAAAAGAAAGTTGGTTCATCGGATCCAGTGGTAGCTCGCTACATGCAAGCCATTTCTCGTACCGCTAAAAAATAATAATTATAAATAAAAATAACCCAATTTTAACAAGGAAGGGAAACTCACATGTACTTAAATGAAGAAATTCAAAAAAAATGGCAGCCTGTACTCGAGCATCCAGATCTAGAATCGATCAAGGATCCGCATAAGCGCGCAGTAACTGCTACAATCTTAGAAAACACTGAAAGAGCTCTAAGCGAGGCTGGTAATCAGGTTCGTGGAAGCCAACAGTTGTTTGAAGCAAATCAACCTGTTAACTCGGTTCAAGCTGGTGACGGTTCTAGTGCTATTGATACATTTGACCCTGTATTGATCTCTCTAGTTCGCCGTGCAATGCCAAACTTGATTGCGTATGATATCTGCGGCGTTCAGCCAATGACTGGACCTACTGGTCTTATCTTCGCAATGCGTGCTCGTTACGCTAACCAAACAGCTACAGAAACTTTCTACAATGAAGTTAACACAGCCTTCTCAACAATCGTTGGCGGTGGTAACCAAATTGGTAACACACAAGTTGGTAACACAGGTTCTGGCGCAAACACAACCTTGCTAGCACAATCTGCAAACGTTAACTTTGCCGGTGGTCTATCAACAGCGTCTGCAGAATACCTAGGCTCTAACGCATCATTAGCTTTCCCACAAATGGCTTTCTCTATCGAGAAGGTTACTGTGACAGCTAAGTCACGTGCTCTAAAAGCTGAGTACTCAATGGAACTTGCTCAAGACTTGAAAGCAATTCACGGTCTTGATGCTGAAACAGAATTGTCAAACATTCTTTCTGCTGAAATTTTAGCTGAAATTAACCGCGAAGTTATTCGTACAATTTATGTTTCTGCTGCTCGTGGTGCTACCGCTGGTACAACAACATCAGGTATTTTCGACTTAGACACCGACTCTAACGGTCGTTGGTCAGTTGAGAAATTTAAAGGCTTAATGTTCCAATTAGAGCGTGAAGCTAACCAAATTGCAAAAGATACACGTCGTGGAAAAGGTAACATCGTTCTTTGCTCTTCAGATGTAGCGTCTGCATTGCAAATGGCTGGTGTACTTGACTACGCTCCTGCTCTTAACAGCAATAACCTACAAGTAGATGACACTGGTAACACTTTCGCAGGTGTTCTAAACGGTCGTATTCGTGTTTACATCGACCCATATGCCGGTGGTAACTTCTTCTTGATGGGTTACAAAGGTTCTTCTGCATTTGACGCTGGTTTGTTCTACTGCCCATACGTTCCTCTACAAATGGTTCGTGCAGTTGATCAAGACACTTTCCAACCTAAGATTGGCTTCAAGACCCGTTACGGTATGGTTGCTAATCCGTTTGCTGAAGGTGGAACAGAAGGTTTAGGACGTATCACTGAGAATAGTAACTTATACTATCGCCGTGTACTCGTTAACAACCTAATGTAAGATTAGCGTTAAAAAATAATAATAACAAGCGCACTTGAAGCCCCGTCTTAAAAAGCGGGGCTTTTTTTTGCCTAAATAATCGTATGAGCGCAATCACAAATATACCTACTAATTCAAACTTCTTATCCCCGTTAGGATTTAAATTTCAAATCCAAAGAACGCCAGGGGTAAACTTCTTTGTGCAATCGGTTAATGTTCCGTCTTTGACTTTGGGTGAAACTCAAGTCCCTACCCCTTTCTCTAAACTGGCAATTGCTGGTGACCATTTAACGTACGGTATACTTCAGATTACATTTAGAGTAGACGAGGAACTACGCAATTACTTAGAAGTTTATAATTGGATTAGAGCAATCGGCTTTCCCGATAACTTTGATCAATATAAAAGTAATGCTCTATCTAGAGGCAACACTGCTACAGGACAACAACAACAAGGTTCAGGTAAGGGTGTATATTCAGATGCTACCCTGACAATTCTATCTAGTGCAAAAAATCCAATCGTTAACATTAACTTTAAAGACATCTATCCAATTACATTAACAGACATTAACTTTGACTCTACTATGACTGATGTAGATTATGTTAATGCGTCAGTGTCATTCAATGTACAGAGATACGAAATAGAGCACTTGATTTAAAGATTCATTTCAGTTATAATATACATTATTTACTCGTGGATTAATTATGAAGCTTGATGAAATTCAAAAATTGTGGGAACGTGATGCATGCATCGACCGTACTGAATTAGGTGAAGAGTCCTTACGCATCCCTCAACTGCATTCCAAATACTATCAAATATTTGCCGCCGAACGAACACAGTTACGGTCGCTTGAGTACCAGATGATTAATCTTAAACGTCTCAAATACGAATACTACGCAGGTACTATCAGTGAAGAAGAGCTAAGAAGCAATCACTGGGAGCCTAACCCTCTAAGAATACTTCGATCAGATATTCCTATGTACTTGGAAAGTGATCCTGACATAGCAAAGCTTTCCGCAAGAGCAGACCTACAACGTGACAAAGTAGAGTTTGTAGAATCTATAATTAAGTCACTCCCTGCTAGAGGCTATCAGATTAAAGCTGCTGTAGACTGGGAGAAGTTTAAGGTTGGTGCATGATATCAATAGAGAAGTATTCAGAAGTTTATATTAAAGTTCACTGCGAACAAGACATCGCAAGAGAGCTTTCTGAGTACTTTACTTTTGCCGTACCCGGTGCACGCTTTTCTCCAGCATACAAGAGAAGAGTATGGGATGGTAAGATAAGATTATTTTCTACTGCTACACACTTGGTGTATGCTGGGTTAAGAGAGCATGTAGAAAATTTCTGTAAAGAAAGAGAATACGAAATTACATATCATGAAGGAAGTGATTTTGGTGATCAAAATATTTCTCTTGCTGAGGTAGAAAAGTTCTGTAAAAAACTTAAACTACCCACCAATAAAACTCCAAGAGATTACCAGCTAGAAGCCTTCACTCACGCCGTAAGAAAGAAGCGTGCATTATTATTATCTCCCACCGCATCAGGTAAGTCACTAATTATTTACTTGTTATGTAGATTGTATGAGTCTAAAAAGAAAAAAGTTCTCATAGTAGTACCTACTACCTCCCTTGTACATCAAATGGCATCTGACTTTGAAGACTATGGACTAGTTAAAGGTAAAGTACATAAAATATTTTCAGGTCAAGAAAAAGATACTGATCAACCATTCGTCGTAACTACTTGGCAATCCATATACAAGTTACCAAAGGAATGGTTTGAGCAATACCATTGTGTAATAGGAGATGAAGCTCATCTATTCAAAGCAAAATGCCTGACCGATATACTTACTAAACTAGTTGATTGTCCATATAGGTTTGGATTCACTGGTACCTTAGATGGATCACAAACCCATGAGCTAGTATTACAAGGTCTTTTTGGCACAACTAGAAGAGTAACCACTACAGCTGAGCTTATAGAACAGAAGCATCTATCCGAACTTAATATTAGAGCCATAGTTCTAAATTATGAAGACAGCATTAAGCAACAATACAAAGGTTGTGATTACCCTACAGAGACGGACTTCTTAGCCAAGAGTGTAGAGAGAAATGAGTTTATCCGTAATCTCTCCTTGTCTCTCAAAGGGAACACACTAGTCTTATTCAAGACTATAGATCAAGGACAGAACCTGTTTAAACTGATTCTCGCTGGTTCTGATAACAATAAAGTATTCTATGTAGACGGTACTGTAGATGGGTTTAAAAGAGAAGATATTAGACAAGCGGTAGAGCAAGAAAAGAAAGCAATCATAGTAGCTTCTTATGGTACGTTCAGTACTGGTGTAAATATACGTAACCTACATAATATTATATTTGCCAGCCCCAGCAAATCTAGAATTAGAACACTGCAATCTATAGGGCGAGGTCTTCGTAAAGGTGACTTTAAAACGGAGGCTGTACTGTATGACCTAGCTGATGATTTGAGTTGGAAAACAAAAAAGAATCATACACTACTTCACTTCGCTGAAAGAATGAAGATATACAATGAAGAAAAATTTAATTATAAAATATACTCAGTAAATCTCAGGAGTAACGATGGTATCCTTAATCAAATTATCTAGTGGTGCCGAGATTGTCGGTGTGATAAGCAATTCCAACACAACCCACATTGACGTAACAAATCCCCTACAGTTGAACTACTTCATGAAGAGCCCCAACCATACCCCTTCAGTATCAATTCAACGGTTCATTCCCTTTGCTGACGATCAAGACATTACCTTTGATCGTGGTCATATTATTGCAATTGCTATACCTAAAAAAGGTATGCTTAACTACTATGATAACGCATTAAGAGTCATTCAAGAAAACGTTGACAAAATGATCAATGAAGAATTAAATGATGCCGCTCAGCCTGTAGAGATGTCAGAAGAAGAAGTAGAAGCTACTATGGCCATGGTCGAAAGAATTAAAGGTCGTGTGACAATTAATTAAAGTTGATTTTTATTTTATGTACCATTATAATAACTCTGTTGAAAGTGAAAGTATAAATGTCAGATAACCATTACGTAGATAACAAGTTGATGCTTGCGTCGATAGTAGAATATCGAAACGCCGTCATCGAATCAAAAAAGAATAGCACTCCCAAGCCGGTCATACCTAGGTATCTGGGCGAGTGTATGTTAATGATCGCTAATAGACTCTCTATGAAGCCTAACTTCATTAACTACTCGTATAGGGAAGAAATGGTATCAGATGGAATTGAGAATTGTATTTGCTACATTGATAATTTTGATCCTGATAAATCGAATAATCCTTTTGCTTACTTTACGCAAATTATCTATTTTGCATTTCTTCGAAGAATACAAAAAGAAAAGAAACAACTCTATATCAAGCACAAGACAGTAGAGAATTCTCTTATTATGAATACGCTGGTAGAGCAAGGTGAGTTTGAAGATGGAGACTTTGTACCTGTATATGTTGATGTAGATAATGAAAGTATTTCAGAATTTATTAAAAGCTTTGAGGAAGGGCTTGATAAGAAAAGAGTCAAGCGTAAAAAGGGTCTCGAAAAGTTTATGGAAGATGACGATATTATTTTAAGCGAGGATATTGTAGATGAAGATAGCAATCCTAGGTGATACACATTTTGGGGCTAGAGGTGATAGTCCAATATTTCAAGAACACTTCCGTAAATTCTACAACGAAGTGTTCTTTCCCTATCTAGAAAAAAATAACATCCTTCACATCATTCAGTTAGGTGATGTATTTGATAGAAGAAAGTTTATTAACTTCAATACGTTGAGTGGTGCAAAAGAGTACTTCTTTGAACGAATCAACAACGAGTATACTGCTTGTTTATTGACAGGCAATCACGATACTTACTTTAAGAATACCAATGATGTTAACTCACCCAATCTACTATTAGGTGAGTATCACAACATAAAGTGTATTAACGAACCTACCCTGCTAGAATTTGACGGAGTAGATATTCTTACTGTTCCATGGATTTGTAATGACAACTATAATGTAGTAATAGATGCGTTACATAAATCAAAAGCTCAAATCGTTTGCGGTCATTTTGAGATACAAGGGTTTGAGATGTACAAAGGAGCAGTAAACGATGAGGGGCTTGATCCTAGTATATTTGATAAGTTCGACCTTGTTATATCTGGTCACTACCACCACCGCTCCACAAGACGTAATATCACCTATACCGGTACGCCTTATGAGATGACTTGGTCTGATTGGTCTGATCCAAAAGGTTTTCATATACTGGATACAGAAACAAGAGAGTTACAATTTATAAAGAATCCATTTGAGATGTTCCATAAAGTATGGTACGATGATATCAATGCTACGATGACTGAAATTGTATCCATGGACCTTAGTCAGTATAAAGGTTGTATTGTTAAAGTAATTGTTACCAATAAAATTAACCCCACCTGGTTTGATATGTACATCGATAGACTGGAAAAGGCCGGAGTGGTTGATCTACAAGTTGTTGAGGATCATTTGAACTTAAATTTAGAGGATGACGAGGACATAGTTAACGAGGCAGAAGATACTCTGACTATCCTTAACAAGTACGTAGATCAGTTAGAACTTAAAGCTGACAAACAAAAGCTGGAAAATTTATTAAGAAGTCTATACAATGAGGCATTAACATTGGAGTAATCCGTGAATATATTTTATCTTGATTATGACCCTGCGACATGTGCACAACAACATTGTGATAAGCATGTTGTTAAAATGATATTGGAGACTGCACAACTTCTATCTAACGCCCATCATATGCTAGATGGAGATCAGGTAATAAAGCCTATCTATAAATTGACCCATAAAAATCATCCATCGGCTGTATGGGTGAGGACCAATAAAGAACATTATAATTGGTTATGGATGTTGTTAAGGGAGTTGTGTAAGGAGTATACTCATCGATATGGTAAGGTGCATAAGGTAGAGCGTGAAGGACTAATTAACATCCTCTACGACCCTCCCTCCAATATAGTTAATGCAGAGTGGTCAGATCCACCTCCCGCCATGCCTGATGAGTACAAACACCAAAGTACAATTCAATCATATAAAAATTATTACGTTGGGGCTAAAGCATCTTTTGCAAGATGGACCAACAGACCGATACCGGAGTGGTTTAGTGCATGATTTATTTCAAAAATATTAAGTGGAAGAACTTTCTATCAACTGGAAATACTTTCACAGAGATTGATTTCACAAAGACTAAGTCAACGTTAATAGTAGGTGAGAATGGTGCGGGTAAGTCTACCATCTTAGATGCTTTATCGTTTGCTTTATACGGTAAGCCGTTTCGTAAGATTAATAAACCTCAACTAGTAAATGCCATTAACCAGAAGGGCTTAGAAGTTCATCTGGATTTTTCTATTGGTAAAAGAAACTTTACTATTAAGAGAGGCATCAAGCCGACTTTGTTTGAAATTTACCAAGACGGTAATATGCTCAACCAAGATGCTGAGTCAAAAGAGTATCAAGAGATGTTCGAGAGAAATATTCTCCGTCTCAATCATAAGTCATTTAGTCAAATTGTAGTATTAGGTAGTGCATCGTTTGTTCCGTTCATGCAGTTGTCAGCAATGCATAGAAGAGAGGTGATTGAGGACCTATTAGATATTCAGATTTTCTCTACAATGAATACATTACTTAAAGAAAAAGTAACAGAGAATAGAAATTCTATTACCGATACTGACTATAATATTAAATCTAATGGTGAGAAGATTGTTATATTAAAGAAACATATTAATGTACTCAAAGCCAATACTGATGAAATAATAAAGCAGAAAGAAGAAAAGATCGAGGAATACAATGGTCAAATTCAAACAGCGAACAGTGACATCAATAGAATTTCAAAATTACTTGAAATTGCCAATCATTCTATTTCTGATAAAGATTCAGTACGGCAAAAAATCAAAAAGTTGGATACCTTGGGCGCCCAGATTGATCAACGACTTAGCAAGCTTGAAAAAGAACTTTCGTTCTTTCAAGAACATAACGATTGTCCAACATGCCGCCAGGGGATTGAACATTCGCATAAACAAGAGATTATTGAACGAGACACTACCCAAGTTACTGAAATCAATGAAGGAAAAACCAAACTTGAGGAAGAGTATTGTGCTCTTAATACCCGTCTAGAGACTATCAATAATATATTAAATGACATATCCACTTGTAATCAACAAATATCTAACTTAAATGTACAGGTTACGACCTGGAACCAATTCATAACAGATATTAAAAATGAAATAGTTAAGCTACAAGGTAGTAATACATCTAATGAAGACACTTCTGATGAATTAAAACAGTTAAAAATTGAGTTAGGTGATATGATTAAACTCAAAGAAGATCTTGTAACTGATAAAGGAGTGTTGGATGTAGCACAGTTATTATTAAAAGATTCTGGCATTAAAACTAAAATTATTAAACAATATATTCCAGTAATGAATAAGTTGATCAACAAGTACCTGGCGGCCATGGACTTCTTTGTTAACTTTGAATTGAATGAAAATTTTGAAGAGAAGATAAAGTCGAGGTTTAGAGATGAATTTAGTTACGAGAGTTTTTCAGAGGGTGAGAAGATGCGAATTGACTTGGCTCTACTATTTACCTGGAGAGCTGTGGCTAAGCTTCGCAATAGTGCTAGTACTAATCTTCTCATAATGGATGAAGTGTTTGACTCGTCTTTGGATAACGCTGGCACAGACGAGTTTTTAAAGATCATCAGCACTATTACCGGTGATACTAATATTTTTATTATTAGTCACAAAGGTGATCAGCTGTTTGATAAGTTTGACAGTGTAATTAAGTTTGAGAAACATAAGAACTTTTCGAGGATATCACAATGACTGAAACAATGAATTATGAAATAGTAGATGCTCCCAAGCCTCCGGAGCCAACTATTTACGATGTACTACCTTGTACTAATCCTATACTGCATAAGCCTACGGAGAGATTTGATTTTAAAAACCCTCCTATGAACCCTGCCGAGTTAGCAAATAATTTAATTGCTACTATGTCAAAGTATAACGGGCTAGGATTAGCAGCCAATCAAGTAGGCATTCCTTATAGTGTGTTTGTATTACATTCACAAGCCCCTCTTGCATTGTTTAATCCTAAATTAATTGATACATCCATGGAAGAGAATTCCCTAGAGGAGGGGTGCTTATCTCGCCCAGGGTTCTTTGTTAAAATTAAACGCCCAGCTATTATCAAAGTACGTTATACCAAGTACACAGGAGAGACTGTAACGGAGAAGTTTATTGGTATGACAGCCAGGTGTATCCTACATGAGCTGGATCATTTAAATGGAATAGACTATACTACAAGAGCTCATAAACTACTTTTAGATAGAGCGTTAAGACAGAAAAAAATTCGAGACAGACAAGTGAAAAGAGCTGTAGGTAGCCTACATAACTTATCACGTGCCCTTCCACGTAAACTAGGAGATGAGATTGCAGAAACTTAAAGTCGCGGAGTTATTCTACTCCATTCAAGGTGAAGGTCGCTATATGGGCGTCCCGTCCGTGTTCCTAAGAACATTTGGATGTAACTTCACATGCTCAGGTTTTGGTATGCCGAAAGGACAAAAAAGTGATGAGCACCTTAAAATCAACCCCGAAAATTACACAGAGTATAAAGCACTCCCTTTGGTATCTACCGGGTGTGATAGTTATGCTAGCTGGGATGTGCGCTTTAAGCATCTTAGCCCTGTTGTACCTGTTGATAGTCTTGCCACTTCAATTGTTGATCTTCTACCGCACAAGGAATGGAAAGACGAACATCTCGTAATCACCGGCGGTGAACCTCTACTGGGTTGGCAACGTGCATACCCTGACCTTCTACTACAGCCATGTATGAGGGGTCTAAAAGAGTTAACGTTTGAAACTAACGGTACTCAACCTCTCTCTGATTCTCTTAAAGAATATCTTAACGAATGGACTTTCGTTAACGATAGAGAATATAGCAGCCTTACCTTCTCCGTATCACCTAAACTATCTGTATCAGGTGAGTCATGGGAAGAAGCAATTCAACCAAAGGTAGTATCCGCTTATAGTGGCATTGGCTATACCTATCTGAAGTTTGTAGTAGCAACACAAGAAGATGCAGATGAAGCAAGTCGCGCGGTTGAGGCATATCGTGACTATGGCTTTAATGGACCGGTTTATTTGATGCCTGTTGGTGGTGTAGAGTCTGTATACCATATGAACAACAGAGCTGTTGCAGATCTTGCAATGAAAAAAGGTTTCAGATATTCTGATAGACTACAAGTGCCTCTCTTTAAAAATGAATGGGGTACTTAATGAACTTATTTTATAACTTTGAAGCATTTACACGTGATGTAAATCGAATAGCTGAGAGTGTAGAAAAATCAGGTAAAAAATATGATTGTATTGTAGGTATTGCAAGAGGGGGTGTAATACCTGCTGTGGCATTAAGCCATAAAATGAACATCCCCTTTCAAGCGTTACATTGGTCAAAGAATGAACCCACTGTAATTGATTTAGGATTTAAGTTAAACGATAAAATATTGCTCGTTGATGATATAGTTGATACAGGTCAGACGATGCAGGAAATTATAGCTATTCATGGTCATGTAGACACTGCAAGCCTCGTTTATAACTCCGGTCAATCATTTAAGCCGAATTATTGGGGATGGATGATTGATAGACAAATCATAACCAATTGGATAGACTTTTGGTGGGAAAAGGTATAATGAAAATAAACACAGGAGAACAGTATGTCAGATGATTTTGGAACACCAGTAGTAAGCGACCATAGACAGTATTTACGTCACCCAGTACAATACAAGTATACGAGTACTAAAGAATATCACAATGCATTTCCATGTGCATATCGTCAATGGAGAGCAGACTCCCATTGTAACTTAATTCATGGTTATAGTTTTTCTATGAGATTCTTTTTTGGTACTGATGATCTTGATGTACGCAACTGGGCTGCTGATTATGGCGGTCTAAAAGAACTAAAAGGAATTTTAGAAGATCAGTTTGATCATACTTTATTAGTAGCTGAAGATGACCCAGAGTTAGAAACGTTTAAACTTTTGCAAGATAAAAAGATGGCTAAGTTAACTATTCTTCCAAAGCTTGGTTGTGAAGGTCTTTCTGATATGCTCTACCGATACGTTAATGGAGTATATATTCCAGATATGTGGGGACCTAGTGAAGCAGAACGCCTTTGGTGCTATAGAGTAGAGGTAAGAGAGACTATTAGCAATATGGCATATAGAGAAGGTCACCGTGAGTGGAAAGAGAATCTAATTGACTGAGGGTATTATGGAAAAAAATCTATCACAAGTTATTCGCAAACGAATGAAATCTGATGGTAAGCGCTTCTGGGCTGGAGATAATATTAGTGAGTATGTTGGTGATGATATTACTAAACAGACACTAATTACAGAAGCTACAGAAGCGTTTGAAAAAGTTTTGGATGTATTATTAATTGACCGTGAAAACGATCCTAATAGTAGAGGTACAGCCAAGCGCCTTGCTAAAATGTACTTTAATGAAATAATGGCAGGGCGATATGACCACAGACCTACAGCAACCGCTTTTCCTAATGACTCGCAAGACCGTTACGAAGGTATGCTAGTTGTCCGTAGCGAATTGCGCTCTATGTGCAGTCATCATCACCAGCCTGTATCTGGTGTGGCATACATCGGGATTATCGCCGCTAATAAACTTATTGGCTTATCTAAATATACTAGAATCGCTCAATGGTGTGCTCGCCGTGGAACGTTACAGGAAGAGCTCTGCAACGACATTGCTAGAGAAATAATTGCATCTACCGATAGTAAGGATGTGGGTGTATATGTCCAAGCTACTCACGGGTGTTGTGAGAACCGAGGAATTATGGCTCATAGTTCACTTACTCAAACGACAGTACTACACGGTCAATTTCATGACGCGTCAGTAAAGAAAGAATTTTTCGATAACATAGCGCTACAGCAATCGTATGGAAAAGGCCTATAAAAAATCTGTTGCTTTAATTTCGGTAGTATACTATAATGAATCATCATTATGAAAGGAACTACCGTGATTACAACTACTCAGACCAGCTCTAAGGCTCGCGTCAAACATGACGGAATAGGCGAAGACATGATAAAAAATATCTTCGATAACTATACCGTCATGCATGTGGAGGATTTCCGTAACCTCTGCATTCAAGCTATTGAAGCTTCTACAGGTAAGAAAGAAACCAAACAGAAGTTTATCAATATAATTCAAGCTGTACAGTCCAAAACCACTATGATGACTAAAGTAACCAATTACTTCCTTGCAGGGGAAGGTAAGAAAGTCTAATGCTGGATATATTCAGACCTACACTTGAATGGATAAAAGATGACTGGACTTCTAACAAGCTTCGTTTTGTTGTTGAGTTGCTCGCTTGGGCTATTAGTATTGGGTGTTCGATTACAATGGCGCTTACCGTGCCTAATCCTCCCCTACTGGCTCTTTATCCTGTTTGGATTAGTGGTTGCGCTATGTACGCTTGGGCTAGTTATACTCGGAAATCATTTGGCATGTTGGCTAACTACATCCTGTTAACCACTATTGATACTATAGGGCTAATTAGAATGACATTTTAAGGAGAAAATATGCATGAAGAAGATAAACAAAAACACAGCAAACGTCTCCATCAAGAGGAAGTGCAAATAAAAAGACAGGTAAAGATTGCAAAAGAATTTGGAGTACCTGTAAAAGAACCTCATAAGTTTGCTAAACATCATGCAATGAATTGCGGTAATCCTAAATGTTTATTATGTTCAAACCCTAGACGTGTTTGGGGCGAGAAAACAATACAAGAAAAGAAATTTGAACAACGTGAGAGAGGTAGTTATGATGACGGAGAAGATAGGCAAGATGTATCTTGCAAGGTTCACGAACAAGGAAACCAAACAGATAGACTTCTATAAGTTTGGTCATACATCCAATTGGGATGCTGCGGAGAGGTTCAAGTATGAGCCTGAGCAGTATGACAAGTGGGAAATTAAAATCATGAAAACTGTTGCTGGCCCATTGGATGAGATGAAGGGGGTTGAAGAGACCTTCAAAACATTCTATCCTAAGAATCTTTGGATTGAAGAAAAAATTGGTGGAGTAACTGAAATTGTTATGCTATCCAAAGAGCAGGTAAACGAGATTATTCAAAAGATGGAATTTCTCGGTACAAAGTACTATCAAAAACGTGAACGTGAACGTGTAAGAAAACAACAGGAGTATAATTTTAATGATTAAGATTGCCCACGAAGCCCCCATCTCTATTTTTCCTCGCATACAGGAAGTTACTGATTATGATTATGCCCTAGTTCACTTGTTTGAAGAGAGTGAAGAATATCGAGATCTGTTTGTAAAGGCAAAGAATAAAGGTCGTGAAATTATTTTAGATAACTCTATCTTTGAACTCGGCGAAGCATTTGATGAAAACAAGTACTGTAAGTGGATCGAATATCTACATCCTACTGCTTTTATTATTCCCGATGTGTTAGAGGGAGCGGAAAAGACAGTTGCTAACGTTAAGAATTGGCTACATGATCTACCGGGTCAATGTATTGGTGTGGTGCAAGGCAAAACTTTAGACGAAATTATTTGGTGCTATCAAGAGATTGAATCTTATGTTGATAAGATAGCTATTTCGTTTGATTATTCTTTCTTTGTAAATGAAGATGTCAATGGTAAACTACCTACTAAGTTTCATCATTACATGTACGGGCGAGATGCACTCATTCACTATATGTTAGCTAATGATATCATTAATCAAGACAAGCCACATCACCTACTTGGATGTGGACTACCTCAGGAGTTTGAATCATATAGAGGCTATACTTGGATTGATTCTATTGATACGTCAAATCCAGTAGTTGCAGGATTAAAAGGAATAAGATATAATGGTGATAAGGGTCTAGAGGATAAACCTTCTCAGAAACTTTATACTATGATTAATAGCGAGGTTGATAATGACACTCTCAACAGAATTACCTATAACGTCGAGTGCTTTAGAGCGATTGTTAATGGGTAACCATGTTATACGTAAGGCCGGTTGGGTAGCTTTATTCAGTCAGACTGGATCGGAGATTGTAGGTATAAGTGATAACCTAGGATACCAACCGTCTATAGTTCTTACAAATAATATGGATGAGAGTAAATGGCATCCAGATATGCAAACTTACAATGTTGTAAAGTTAAAGCATGATGATATAATGTCATTTGTTAGGTACGAAATAGAAGCTTCTTGGATTATTACTCTTCACGGATATCTTAGAATATTACCGGAACATATTTGTAATGAGTTCAATATATTCAACGGACATCCAGGCGACATAGTAACTTACCCATCTCTTAAAGGTAAAGATCCTCAACAGAAAGCTTTAGATCTAAAACTTCCCTCCACTGGAACTGTAATTCATAGTGTAGTACCTGAAGTAGACGCAGGGCAGATTCTACGTATTCAAACATGCAGCATTGAAGAGGGTGAGACGCTTGACTCACTATGTACTAAACTAAAATTTATATCCATACAACTATGGGTTGATTTTATAAAGACGAGGTTACTATTAAATGAGAATTGGAATTAGTGGGGCGCAGTCGGTAGGTAAAACTACTCTACTTAATGCTTTGCGCTCGGAAAAATTATTTGAAAAATATACTATCTGCGATGAAGTAACACGCAGGGTGAAGGGGTATGGGTTACCGATCAATGAGCAAGGTAATGATAATACTCAGCGTTTAATTATGAATGAGCATATTGTTAATGTCTTTCTTCATAACGATATGCTTACTGATCGTACTGTATTAGATGGGGTAGTTTATTCTTACTACCTGTATAATCTTGCTCATATTAATCAGCCAACGTTAGAGTATGTTAATCAAGTATTTGATAAAGTATGGCCGATGTACGATCATGTATTTTATATTGAACCTGAATTTGATATTGTGGATGATGGAACGAGAAGTACTGATACGAAGTTTAGAGATAAGATTGCTGATCTATTTGAACATCAGATAGAAAAAAGAAAATTACCTATGCAACGAGTTAAAGGTACTGTTAGAGATAGAGTTACAACAATTATGAATTTTTTGGAAGGACGCTAATGAGTGATAATCAAGAAGAATTAAATAAACTAGTTTCTGTTCATTTAGGAAAGGCAGGAGATGGGTCTATTGTTAAGCCATATGTCACACCTGATGAGGTCGATGCAAGTCTTTTGGTTGCTGTACCGCGCAAACTTAATCGTACGCAGTATGATATTGAAGAGGAATCTCTTCCGTTTGTTGGAGCAGATGCATGGAACGCTTATGAGTTTTCCACTCTTATGGTTAACGGCTTTCCTGTCTCTGGCTGGCTTAAGTTCGCTTATAGCTCTGATACTCCTAATATTGTTGAGTCAAAGTCTGTTAAGCTTTATTTAAACTCTTATAATATGGCAAAGACGATGTGGACCTGGGATGGTCTGTATAACGTTCAGGAGACCATTGAAAGACATATGAGTGAAGCAGTTGGAGGAAAAGTACATTGTAGTATATTTACCGGTGACTTTGATACTCAAAGACCATTGAATGGTGATTTTGTTTCCCTAGAAGATTTTGTTAATGTAGAAGAGATTGACTTTTCTCACTATAACGAGAGCCCAGAGATACTACAAGTAGTAGACAGCTCCGGGCGCTATGCTGATAAGTGGAGATCTTCTTCGTTGCGATCGAACTGTAGAGTAACTAATCAGCCGGACTGGGGCGATGTTTATATTCATATTAGAGGTAAGAAAACAGTTACCCCTGAGTCTCTATTGCAGTATATTGTGTCTATGAGACGAGAGAATCATTTTCATGAAGAGATTTGTGAATGCATCTATAAACGATTACATGATATGTTAGAGCCTACCGAACTATTGGTTACTTGTTTATATACTCGCCGTGGTGGTATTGATATTAATCCTATACGAGCTTCTAATACTTTCTTAATTGATGGTATTGCTAATATTGCATCTCATAACATACCGTGTACTAAGACTGCGAGACAATAATGGAAAAATGGATCGACCCCAATGTACAACGCGTATCCAACATGCTCAAAACTAGAATGGAAGCAGGGTATAAGAAGTACGGTGTAACAACAGAAAGAGACGACTTATCTACATTACAATGGCTTATTCACTTACAGGAGGAGTTATTGGATGCCGCAATCTATGTTGAAGCCCTCAAACAAAAAGCCTATAATCACGCCGACGACAACAAATAAAAAACAAGAACCTAAAGTTGATCGGGACGCGTATTTTATAATGACGGCTAAGATGTCAGATGGGTTTTCTTACGAAATACCATGTAGAGGGTACAATCTTAATTCGTGGAAGAAGTTTGAAGAGTCACTTAACAATACTTACGAAATAAAAGAAGTAAATAGAGCAGAATATGAAATTAAATTATACGGACAAGAATTAAAGGATGATGGAGAAAAATATGAACCTACAACAAGCTCTGCAAAGTCTACCGGAAACAAACGAAAACGTAGTTAGTGTATTGTCTGGTGGTATGGATAGTACCATTATGACTTATATCTTGGCTAAGAAGTATGGTAATAAACGAGTGTTTGCTCTATCATATGATTATGGGCAGAAGCAGAAACGAGAGTTGATGATGGCAGCTTCTACTTGTGAGTATCTTGGCATTGAGCATAAGATTCTCGATCTTAATATTCTAGGTGAAATTGCTAAAAACATGTCTGCTAATATTGGTGGTACTAATGTTGCGATGCCTACTATTAAAGATGTGTTAGGAGATCCTCAGCCAAAGACTTATGTACCGTTTAGGAATATGATTCTTAACTCTCTGGCTTTTTCTTTCGCTGAAGCTAATAAAGCCTCTCATGTATTTACTGGATTGCAAGTACATGATGAGTATGGGTACTGGGATACTACTCAGAAGTTTGTTGACTCGATGAACGCAGTTGCTAATCAAAATAGGACTCATAAAGTAAAACTAGAAGCTCCTTTTAGTCTATTGTCTAAGTATCAAGAGATTGAGATTGCTAAAGAGATTGGTGATGTTAAACTTGAGTTCACATTGACCTGCTATAATCCTACACCAGTAGGTGAGAGTTGCGGAGAGTGTCCTTCGTGTAGTGAGCGTATTCAGAATTTTATTAAAGCAAAGATGGTTGATCCCATTCCTTATGCTAAACAAATCCCGTGGAGTTATCTTATTACGTAATGGTGAAATATGAGAACAATTTATATTGATATGGATGGTGTCTTATCCAATTTTGAAAAGACATATGAAGAGAGATTTGGCATCTCTCCTAAAGAGGTAAGAGACCAAAAAGAAAAGGGTCTCTATACTAAGTACTGGCATCAATTTGTAGATGATGATGGATTTAAAAATCTAGATAAGTTTCCCGGTATGGACGAGCTGCTTGACTACTTACATCAAACACCTAAAAGCATCCAAAAAAGTATTCTTACTTCTACTGGAGGCTTTGACAGACATACCGAGGTATCATTACAAAAGATGCAATGGTGCTTGAAAAACAATATTGAATATCCGGTTGTTACAGTTCCAGGAAGACGGTTTAAATCTGGATACGCTAACTCTCAATCATTCATGATTGATGATACTGTAGATGTCATTCATAAGTTCATTCAGCAAGGAGGAAATGGGCACTTGCATATTGAACCAAAAGCTACTATAATAGCCGTTCAAGCATTTATTCAAGGTAAAGACTAATGTGTGCTATTGTAGGGTCTAAAAATACTAAAAAACTTAGGGAGTTAGTTGAACTCAATTCTTATCGAGGACAACACTCCCATTCTTTTTCTTTATTTAACTACGGTACAGGTACACTAAATATTGTATCTCAGCAACTTGGTCCCATTAATCTAGATAAAATCGATGTACCTGAGTATTATTATGGAATTGTGCACGTACAAGCTCCTACTTCTGATACGAAAGATACAACCTCCATACATCCAGCTATATTGAACGGATGGTATTTGTGGCATAACGGGATTATTAAAGCATCTGTAATTGAGAAATTGAGGGCAGAAAAATATCCAGCTTATATTAACTGGGATACCCTTATCATGCTAGTAGATCTTAGTAGGGGCTGGAGCGCGCTTAACGAAATGGACGGTACCTTTAGCTGTCTACTTCAAAAAGAAAGAAAATTATTTTTATTTAGAAATGAAATATCCCCGATGTTCGTGGACGAAGAGCTAAATATTTCATCGACTAAGTTCGATGGTAGCCAACCGACTCAACCTAATAATGTAATTAGAATGAAGTTCCTTGACAACACTATGGAACCTGTCTATGCTTTTAAGACAGTTGAAAATCCTTATTATTTTGGAGAATGACTTAATGAAACACATACTTGGTCTTAATTCAAGATCAGAGCTTACTAATATATTAGATGGCGACAGCCAGCCCAATGCGGTAGATCTTAGACTAGATAAAGTCTTTGTTATCAATACCGATCCTTTTGAAATTTCCAACGACCACAAAAAACATCGAGGTACGTCTTTCGAGATGACTCCCGATACTTCCGGCTATTTTTTCCTTCCAGTAGGAAGTTATGAAATTGTTATGGAGAACGTTATTAAGGTGGGTGAGAATGAAGCAGGGTGGGTTATTACTCGTTCTACTTTAAATAGAAATGGATTATTCATTACATCTGGCTTATATGATTCGGGTTATCACGGAGTAATGGCAGGTGTATTACATGTGACTATTGGTCCTGCTCGTATCAAGAAGGGCACACGAATTGGTCAATTTTTACTTTTCGACGCTGAAGCTCTTTCATCCTATGATGGTGACTACGGCATTAATAAACAACACGATAAAAAATATGGAGTAGAGCATGCAACTAGAAATTAATATTGAAGAGCTACAGAAGAAAAAATTATTTGTAGCCACACCGATGTATGGCGGCCAATGTGCTGGTCTCTATACTCGCTCGGTAGCAGACTTATCTGCTTTTTGTGCCAAGTACGGTATTCCTCTACAACTATACTATTTGTTTAATGAGTCATTAATTACTCGTGCACGTAACTATTGTGTGGATGAATTTATTCGAAGTGATGCCACTCACTTGATGTTCATTGATAGTGATATTGGATTTAATCCGCAAGATGTTATTGCTATGATGGCAATGCAGACCGATGATAGCCCTTACGATGTTATTGGAGGACCTTATCCTAAGAAATGTATTTCATGGGAGAAGATCAAGCACGCTGTTGATAAGGGTTTCGCAGATGAAGATCCTAACAAGCTTGAAAACTTCGTTGGTGATTATGTCTTTAATCCTGCATCAGGTCAAAGAGAGATTCCTCTTGGAGAGCCAGTACAGGTGATGGAAATTGGTACAGGCTTTATGATGATTAAGAAGTCTGTTTTTGCAAAATACGATCAAGTGTATCCTAATCAAAAATATAAACCTGATCATGTTCGTACAGAACATTTTGATGGCTCTAGACAGATTATGGCCTACTTTGACTGTATCATCGATAGAGGTTATAGCCCAGAAGCTCTTCATAAAATTATGACCGATGTAGCTGAAGGTAAGTCTGAAGGAGTTCAAGAACTAGCCAAGCTGTTACTAACTGCTGAAAAAACAGCTTCGAAGCGCTATCTATCTGAGGACTATATGTTCTGTTACAATGTAGAGAAGATGGGTTGTAAGGTATGGTTCTGTCCTTGGATGAAACTACAGCACGTTGGTAGTTATGTATTTGGTGGTTCATTAATCGATCTAGCGCAGATTGGTGCATCGGCTACCGCAGATGTAGGACAACTTAAAAAAGAAAAGAAGCTAGCACAAGCGTAACAATAACTGAAAGGTCTATATTATGAAAATTGAAGGAAGAACATTACAAGTTTTGAAAAACTTTTCAACGATTAATCCATCTATAGTGTTTAAACCGGGGAACAGCTTAACTACCTGTACCCCGAATAAAACGATGATGGCTAAAGCAACCATTGGTGAGCAAATTGATTCTAATTTTGCTATCTATGACATCTCTAAATTTCTAAGCGTACTATCTCTGTTTAATTCTCCCGAGTTAGATATTAATACTAACTTTATGGTGGTTAAAGGAGGAGGACAGAAAGTTAAATTTACATTTGCAGATCCGTCCTTAGTTGTTACTCCTGCTAAAGACATCAAGATGCCTGAGTGTGAGATCAAATTTGAGTTGCAAGAAGTACAATTAGCCAGTACAATGAGGGCTATGGGTGTAATGCAACTACCCGAGCTTGCGGTAGTAGGACAGGATGGAGAAATTTATCTACAAGCTATGGACTCTAAAAATCCTACCTCAGATGATTTTCGTATTACATTAGGACAGACTGATCTAAAATTTAGAATGATCTTTAGAGCAGATAATTTGAAGATGCTCCCAGGGGACTATTCTGTAAGTATCTCTAAAAATAGTATTTCTGAATTTAAGGGTAAGGATGTTACGTATTGGCTTGCAACTGAAGCTAATTCTACTTTTGGTTAATTGATTTTTTTATTATGGAGTTAATATGGATGAATTTCTTTGGGTTGAAAAGTATCGCCCTCACAAAATAGAAGATACTATTTTACCTGCTGAGTATAAAGCAACATTTAAGAAGTTTATTGAGCAGGATAATGTTCCTAACCTTATTCTTACCGGTAAGGCTGGGGTAGGTAAGACGACTGTAGCTCGTGCAATGATGGACGAGATCGGTTGTGATTATTATATGATAAACGGATCGTTATATGGAAATATTGACACTCTTAGGAACGATATTAAGTCATTTGCATCCACTGTTAGTCTTGTTGGTGGTCGTAAATATGTTATTATCGACGAAGCTGATTACTTAAATCCTAACTCTACTCAGCCCGCTCTACGAAACTTTATGGAAGAGTTTTCGAGGAACTGTGGCTTCATTCTAACTTGTAATTACAAGAATAGAATTATCCCTGAACTACACTCTAGGTGTAGCGTCATTGAGTTTAGTATTCCTAAAGATGAACGACCAAAGATTGCTACTGCTTTCTATAAACGAGTTGTTGATATTCTTGGTTTTGAGAATGTAGAGTATGATCAGAAAGCTGTTGCAGGAGTAGTAGAAAAATACTTTCCAGACTTTAGAAAGACTCTTAACGAACTCCAGCGCTATTCTGCTACCGGTAAAATTGATACTGGTATGCTTACCAACTTTCAAGATGAATCTCTAAAGACACTCATCTCTTATCTTAAAGATAAAAATTTCACATCCGTTCGTACTTGGATTGGAGAGAATAATGATTTAGATAGTGCACCGTTCTTTAGAAAACTTTACGACTCTGCCGCTCAATTCCTTAAGCCGTCTAGCATACCTCAATTGATTTTAATTGTAGCTGACTATCAGTATAAGGCTGCTTTTGTAGCTGATGCAGAGATTAATATGCTTGCCTGCTTGACTGAGATTATGGTGGAATGTGAGTTCAAATGAAGACTCGTATTCACGTAAACCAGGCGTACATCAGGCACAATCGTAAGGTTGATACAGATGAACGCGTTCCAGTTTTTACGGTGAAAACTAGTAAGTCCAATCGTTATGCCGATGGCGTCACTATCAATGGTCCAAGTAAGGTTATTTACTCCCCTGATAAGCCTCTAAGTTGCGGGGCAAGAGTATGGATTGAAACTGAAAGTGAAGTTAGTCTAGATAATCCTCGTGAATACAAAGAGATTAAATTATGAATCCGTTTGAATATGTAAACGCAATTAATAGTCATAAAGATATAATTAGTAATTCTGATAATGAGCAGTTAGCCGAGACGGGATATAATCCGTGGATGGTTAATAAGGCATTTTCATACTTTAAGGATACCATTCTATACGCTAACTCTATAAACGAACACCACTTCCTAGATAAGAAATTACAATTTCATTATCTGCTAAATAGCATAAGACCCCAAAAACGATTTGCTAAATGGGTGAAGAAGCAGGATATTAATGGTTTAGAGATGGTTAAAGAATACTATGGATACAGCAATGAAAAGGCTCTCCAGGCTCTAGCGTTATTATCCCCCCAGCAGCTCGATATGATAAAACAAAAATTACAAAAAGGTGGATAAATGTTAGACTCTCTAGTGGAGGTTAGATTAAAGAGTGAAGATGACTTTCTTAAAGTAAGAGAGACCTTGACTCGAATCGGCGTAGCCTCAAAAAAAGACCAAAGACTATATCAATCTTGCCATATCCTTCATAAACAAGGCCGGTACTATATTGTGCACTTTAAAGAATTGTTCTTGTTAGATGGAAAACCATCGGACTTCTCTGATGAAGATAAAGCAAGAAGAAATAGCATTGCAAATTTGATTGCTGAATGGGGACTTGTACAACTTATAGACCCCATTAAGTCCAAAGAGCCGGTAGCTATGCTCTCACAAATTAAAGTTCTTCCTTACAAAGAAAAGAATGAGTGGGAACTAGTGACCAAATATAATATTGGCAAAAAGCCAAGAAGTGATAATAACATGAGGTAATAAAATGGAAAAAAATGTAGATCTACTCCAGAAAGAAATGGAAGACTTCTTATTTGAAAACGAAAAGTTTGAAAAGGGGAATAACGCCGCTGGAACCCGTGCTCGTAAGTCATTACAAAATATGTCTAAATTAATTAAGGCAATGCGTAATGAAATTACAGAAGTAAGAAATGCAAGAAAAGCTGAAAAAGAAGCTAAGTAACGCATATAAATAAAATGTCTGCAAAGACCTAGCAGTTCGAGGAAGGCTAGTAAAATATTTCTCGATCCATCGCCTTCGGGGATGGATATTAACTTAACTCGCTTAACAAGGAGATCAATATGATTCAAAAATTCATGCCTGACGCTATGCTTAACCCTTCTATTGTATTCAAAGACGTTGACAAATTCTTTGTCGGTTTCGATGAACAATTCAACAGATTGGCCAAGCTTCACGATGATGTTGCTAAAAACATCCCCAACTACCCCCCATACAATATCAAGAAAACAGGTGAGAACACCTATACAATCGAATTGGCTGTGGCTGGCTTTGCTAGACAAGACATTGAGATTGAGTTCGCCGAAGACAAATTGATTGTTAAGGGTAATACGTCAGAAGACACTACTGACTATATCTTCAAAGGTATTGCTGCTCGCAATTTTACCAGAACCTTTGCTCTCAATGATCAAATTGAGATTAAAGATGCTGAACTATTTAATGGTATGTTGAAGATTGCTCTGGAAAGAATTATTCCCGAACACAAAAAGCCAAAGAAGATAGAGGTTAAGGAAACCAGTAAAACATCTCGTTCCTCTGCCAAGCAATTGACTCCGGAGGAAAAAGATGCCGTTGCTGAAACTCTTTAAGTCTGTAGGAAAAGGCATCTATAATACTTACCACGGTATCATCGAAGGTATTATCCTCATGCGTAAACATAAGGCAGAAAGATACTCAAGATGAATATCTATTGGTGGCCAGTATCAGATGAAGAATGGGAACAACTTAACTTTCCAAAAGAAAAGTAAGCCCAGAAACTAAACAGGGGGCGCAATGCCCCCTTCTAAGGATTAATTATGGAAAACAAATCAATTGGTGATATTATCTGTTTAAAATTGTTAAGTGGTGATGAAATTATCGGAAAGCTAAAAGAGCGTTCTGAATTAAACAGTACAATCACACTAGAAGATGTTGCATCTATCTACATGGTACCTGGACAATCCCAGACCCAAGTAAGTCTTGGTCTTGCACCCTTCCTCCCATACTCAAACGATTCTTCGTTTACAATTAAGTCAGAGATTGTAATTATCACTCATGACCCGTCATTAGACTTACGAAATAACTACAACAGGATGTTTGGATCTGGCATTCAAATTGCCCAAACCCTTCACGGTTGATTTAATTGCTGAAAGGCTGTATAATCGACTACAGTTAGTTATAATTCAAGGAATGTATGAACTTTTATACTAGTGTTCATTTACATAAGAGTGAGATTTTGTTAAGAGGGTTTGAAGACGGTACGCGTATTCAACGTGCTATTCCCTACCAGCCCTATCTATTCACTAATGCAAAGACTAGCCAAGAGGAATATAAAACTCTCTCTGGTAAGTCAGTCTATAAAAAAGAGTTTGATAGCGTTTACGAAGCCCGCAACTACATGAAAGAGTATGAGGGTGTATCGGGTAAAGAGCTATACGGACTTAATCAATTTGTCTATACCTTTATAAATGATTACTATCAAGGTGAGATTGACTATGACCCTAAACTGGTATCTGTAGTCACTATCGATATTGAGATTGAAGCCGATGGAGGCTTTCCAGATATTAGTCTAGCCGATAGACCAGTTACTGCTATTACACTCACTAAAAACGGTAAGTCAGTAGTATTTGGATACTTTGATTTTAAAGTACCTAATGAAAACATCACCTATCTTAAGTGTAAAGACGAAAACGATCTACTAAACAAGTTCATTACCGTTTGGAGAACCAAGCAGTTCTTACCTGATATTATTACAGGGTGGAACGTTGAGTTCTTTGATATGCCTTACATGCTCAATCGCATTGGAAGACTACTGGGACCAGAAGCTCCAAAGAAACTATCTCCCTGGGGCATATTAGGTGAACGTGAAATTGAAATTGCTGGGCGTGTCTATAACATACCGGTAATTGTTGGTATTACTATTCTTGACTATATGCAACTGTATAAGAAGTTTTCCTTCTCTATGCAGGAGTCCTATAAGCTAGATCATATTGCCTTTGTAGTACTTGGTGAACGTAAGTTAGACTATCAAGCGCTTGGTTACGAGAACCTTACAGATTTTTACGAGAAAGACTTTCAGAAGTATATCGAGTATAATATTCGAGATGTAGAGCTGGTTTATAAGATGGAGGATAAGCTCAAATTCATTGAGCAAGTTCTTGCTATTGCATACGATGCTAAAGTTAACTACCTAGACACCTTTACATCTGTTCGTATGTGGGATATTATTATTCATAATTACTTGCTTGATCAAGGCATAGTAGTACCAATGAATGATGTTAGATCAAGAACAAAAGACGAACCTATTGTAGGTGCTTATGTAAAAGATCCGCAAGTAGGAATGCATGAGTGGGTTGTATCTTTTGACTTGAATAGTCTATACCCTCACCTCATCATGCAGTATAATATTTCACCAGAGACTTATAAGGGCACATTTAGTTCCCTGGCTACGTCCGATGGAGTAGATAAGATACTGAATGGGGCACTAAACGATCTAGGTATTCGTAATGAGATGTTATCTCAGAACTATGCTGTAGCAGCAACTGGGTGTTATTATGATAAAGACCGTCAAGGCTTTCTCCCACAGTTAATGGAGAAGATGTACAACGATCGAGTACGATATAAAAATAAAATGATCGAGGCAAAAAAAGCCTATGAAAAAGATCATAACTACGAGAATGAAAAAGCAATCTCTCGTTACCATAATATGCAGCTGGCTAAAAAGATTCAACTTAACTCCGCTTATGGTGCTTTAGCTAACAAATACTTTCGCTGGTTTGATACCCGTTTTGCTGAGTCTATTACTAAGTCTGGTCAATTGTCTATTCGTTGGATGGAAGATAAAATCAATGAATACTTTAATAAAGTACTAAAGACTAATAAAGTAGATTATGTTATTGCAGTAGATACTGACTCCATGTATATTGACTTTGGTCCTTTCATTAAGAAAGCGTTTGAGGGTAAAGAGATACCTGATAAAGCCAAGATCATTACTATGATTGATACCTATTGTAATTCAGTGCTTGAGCCTTTCATAGACAAGGGATACGATGAGCTCGCAGTGTATGTTAATGCATATGCACAGAAGATGAAGATGAAGCGAGAAGCAATTGCTGACAAGGGTATCTTTATTGCTAAGAAGAGATATATTCTTAACGTATATGACAATGAGGGTGTTCGTTATACTGAGCCTAAATTAAAGATGATGGGTGTTGAGGCTGTAAGAAGCTCTACCCCTCAGGTAGTAAAGAACTCGATTAAAGAAGCTTTTAATCTTATCATGACATCTACTGAAGATGAAGTGATTGAGTTTATTCAAAAGACAAGAGATAAGTTCTTTACGTTGCCGTTTGAAGAGGTAGCCTTTCCCCGGGGATGTAAAGATATAGATAAATGGGAAGAGAGAAATGAGGGCAAGCCTTTCAAACTAGGTACCCCTATCCATGTGAAGGGTGCTATACTTTATAATCACTTCTTAAAGTTAAAGAAACTAGATAAGAAGTATGACCTTATTCATAGAGGAGATAAGGTTAAGTTCTGCTATATCAAGACTCCTAACTACTTGGGTGAGCATGTTATCTCTACTCCAGGTAAGTTACCTAAAGAGTTAGATCTAGATAGACTCATTGATTATGATAAGCAATTTGAAAAAGCATTCATTGATCCTCTACAATCTATTCTTGAAACGATTGGATGGAGAACAGAAAAACGAAACACATTGGAGGCATTCTTCGTATGAAGAGCAAACTAAACCTATCATTAGATGATTATGAAAATGACTTTGGCTTCTCAGCCGTAAGTGAGGAGGAGTTGAAGGAACGTGAAAATATGCTTCAACAGCAAGTAAATAACCAGTCCAAAGAACTAGAAGCTATTGAAGAAACATATAAAGGTAAACTAGAACAGTTGTATAAGACAATTATGCCGTTGCTTTTAAATCTAGCTAAAGACGATAATAAAGAATACATTTATTGGCCTGATAGAACAACCAAGGTAAACGCATTTATATTAAGGGTGAAAAATATAGTAAATGATTAACCATATAACCTTATTCACAGCATTATTACTATCCGGAGTAGCTGAGTACTTCTCCATTGTAGGACTGACTACGATCTTTCCATCGGCATATTGGTCGATAGTTATTATGGGAGGCTCGCTTGGTCTGTCTAAGATTGTTGCTGTGTCTTGGGTGTATAGAAATTGGCATAATGCTCCCGCAACTATAAAGTATTATTTAATAATTGCTGTATGTATTCTTATGCTTATAACTTCTATGGGTACGTTTGGTTACTTGTCTAAAGCACATTTAGATCAGGCAGTTCCTACAGGGGATGTTGCTAGTAAGATTGCATTAATAGACGAGAAGATAAAATATGAAAAAGAAACCATTGACGCAGCAAGAAGAGCCCTCCAACAACTTGATCAACAAGTCGACCAGACGATCGCTAGAACGTCGGATGATAAAGGAACAGAAAGAGCTTTTCAGATACGAAGGAGCCAGCAGAAGGAACGTTCTAGCTTCATGGCTGAAATATCCCAAGGACAAGCACGAGTTACAAGACTAAATGAAGAGAAGGCTCCCATAGCAGCAGAATTAAGAAAAATTGCTTCTGAAGTTGGACCTATTAAATACATTGCTGAACTCATCTATGGTGACTCAGCAGATTCTGTCATAGATCAAGCTGTTAGATGGGTTATTATTCTTATCGTGGCTGTATTTGATCCTTTAGCATTAGCATTACTAATTGCCGCTAATAGTCAGTTACGAAAACCTGACCCTATAGCTGATGTTATGGTTAAAGCAGTTCAAGAAGAGGAAGAAAAGAAGTCACGAGTACCTTTGTGGCTGAAGAGAACTCATGAGTTGAACGAAAAACGAAAAGCCGGTAAAATAGAGATTGATAAAGATAAAATTAAGATATTTGATAATGGAAATGATGGAGGTACCTTTTAATGACATTACCAGATGAAAGATATCGTGCATTAGCATTTACTGAAAAATTTTTAATTGAGCTTATTCGTACTCCTAGAGTGCCAAAAGAGGTTAAGGAAAAGGCGAGAGGGTGCTTGAGACATTACCCAAGTACTTACGATTTGGATAGGCTTGCAAAAAATAGTCCTGATATATTAGATAAGGAGCCGTATAATGGAAAACTTCGAAGTCCACAAACTGACAACCTTTGAAGAAATAAGACTATCACGATCACTTGCAAATGCAGTAAGAGATGCTGAGAAAGAAATGAGTCTTCCAATAGGTATACTACTAGCAATGGAAGAGCTAGACAAACTTTATAAACGACAAATAGAAATGGGCATACAATGAGTAATTTTTTTAGAAACTTAGTTGAGGAATTAAAGGATGAAGATACTTCTATGGCCATTGACGGCAACGGTAGTGCTGAGTTTGGGGGCTTTATTGATACTGGTTGCTATATTCTCAATGCTGTTCTCTCAGGTAGCATCTTTGGTGGCGTACCTGATAATAAAGTTACTGCTTTTGCAGGAGAGTCCGCTACTGGTAAGACTTACTTCGTTCTTGGGGTCGTCAGATCCTTCCTTGAGCAAAATAAAAACGCCGGAGTAGTATATTATGATACTGAAGCTTCTGTTACTAAAGCAATGATGGAGGAAAGAGGTATTGATACCTCCAGAGTTATTATTGCTGAACCCGATACCATTCAGAAATTTAAAACTCATGCACTCAAGATGATTGATGCATACGATAAACAACCAGAAGATAAACGTCCTCCCATGATGTTTGTTCTGGATAGTCTAGGTTTACTATCTACCTCTAAAGAGATGGAAGATTCTTTAGAAGGTAAGGATACAAGAGATATGACTAAGGCACAGGTCATTAAAGCTGCCTTTAGAGTTCTTACTCTGAAGCTGGCTAAGGTTAAGGTGCCGATGTTGGTGACCAATCACGTATATGATTTGGTCGGTTCTTATGTACCTATGAAGGAGCTCGGTGGTGGAACAGGACTCAAATACGCAGCTAGCACTATTGCTATGCTCACCAAAAGAAAAGAAAAAGATGGAACAGAAGTGGTTGGAAACGTCATCAAAGTCAGAATGTATAAGTCTAGGTTATCCAAGGAGCACGCCCAAGCAGAAGTGCTACTTACTTACTCCAAAGGTCTCGACAAATACTTCGGATTATTAGACTTGGCTGAGAAGTATGGGATCTTTAAGAAGGTATCTACTCGATACGAACTTCCTGATGGATCAAAGGTCTTTGGTAAGAATATTAATGAGGAGCCTGAGAAGTATTATACCCCTGAGGTACTACAAAAACTAGAGGAAGCTGCAAAGAAAGAATTTAGTTATGGTACTGGTTTTGTTCCTGCTGTTGAGGAAGAAACGGAAGAGGTATGATCTTTCTACCCGGAGAGGCAAAGAGGGTTAAGGCCTTCTTTCGAAAAGTATCTCCGACAGGATTACTCATTGCTATAATATTCTTTTTAGGATATAATCTAGGAGCACATATGTCTTCAGTTGAAATATCTTTAAACTGTAAGTACGCTAATGCATTCAGAGTGGGAACTGATAGTTTTAATTGTAATAAAAAAATCTAGGAGTATATTATGGCTTTAGTGATGGTAGAATGTGTATCTTCTTTTCATATGCGTTATGTGGTTGAGGCTCCAGATAATCATCCAGAGTACGCGTTAGATACAGTTACAATGAATGAGGCAAAAGAGTTCAGTCAAAAGCATATTGGTGAACAAATTGTTACTCATCGAGTAGTTTCTAAAGAGGAAGTTATTCAAATATGTGATGTGGATAACGACTATTGCTCTTCCTGGCCCTCTGAAAAGAAAATAGAAGTGTTTGTAACTTTAGAAAAAGACTTAAAGAATGAATGATTTTAGTTACGGGATGTTGCTTGGCATTTTTCTATTCTGGATAGTATGGGAAGCTTACATTCAATTTAAAGCTAAAAATGTGAAAGATCTATCTGATGAAGAATGTGATCAGATAGTTAACAGAGCAATGACAGAGGCCGGAATCATTCGAGCAACTATTGAGATTAGAGATGATACTCTTTGCATGTATTCTAAAGAGGGTAAATTTTATTGTCAAGCTCCTAATTTTAAAGAGTTAGAAAAAAAGACAAAAGAAATGTATCCAGATCTATTGTTTCATGTTCCAGATTCTGAATTAGAGAAAGCAAAGCAACTTGAAATCAAATAACATATTCACTGCAACAGTAGAAGAAGATGCAAACGGAGAACAATATATTGTATTCCCCGAAGGAAGCTTATCTGATTGGTTACCTGACGATAAACTTGAATGGATAATTAATGATGATAAGACTATAATATTAGTTAATCATTCGTGGAAGGAAAGACAAAGTGATGGTAGAGAAGATGATTCTGAACAATCTCCTATTCAACGAGGAATATCTGAGGAAAGTCCTCCCCTTTCTTAAGGAAGGGTATTTTGGAGATAGAATAACTAAAGCTACGTTTAAGTTAGTTAATGAGTACGTAGAAAAATATAATAAGCCTCCTTCTCCTACAGCGTTAAGGATAGAGGCAGATAGTATTACAGGTATGTCTGATGAAGACGTGCATGAAATAAAAAATCTAGTAAGTGAATTAAAAGAAGAGAATAATGATATAGAATGGCTAGTAGATAGTACTGAGAAGTTCTGTCAAGATAAAGCAGTCATTAACGCTATCACTGAAAGTATTCACATACTAGATGATAAGAGTGGGAAGCTGTCCAAGGGAAGCATTCCACAAATACTTTCGGAAGCTCTAGGAGTATCGTTTGATACAAGCATAGGTCATGATTATCTAGATGACTTTGAAGAGCGGTACGATTCATATCATACAAAGGTAAAACGTGTTGAGTTTGATCTCGAATATTTCAATAAAATTACAAAGGGTGGTTTACCAATTAAGACCCTTAATATTGCTCTTGCTGGTACTGGGGTTGGCAAGTCTCTCTTCATGTGTCATTGTGCTGCATCTAATCTCTCATCCGGATATAATGTACTATACATTACGTTAGAGATGTCAGAGGAGAAGATTGCTGAGCGTATCGATGCCAATCTTCTAAATGAGACTATCGATATGCTATCGATGCTTCCTAAAGATGCATATGAGAGAAAGGTAGATAGAGTCAAAGAGAAAACTACTGGTAAACTCATTATTAAAGAGTATCCCACTGCTTCAGCTGGTTCTGCTAACTTCAGGCATCTACTCAATGAACTAAAGCTAAAACGGAATTTTAAACCTGATATCATCTATATCGACTATCTTAATATCTGTGTAAGCTCTAGACTGAAGTTTGGTAATAGCGTTAATTCCTATAGTTATATTAAGGCTATTGCTGAAGAGTTAAGAGGATTGGCGGTAGAATTTAAAGTTCCTATTGTTTCTGCTACTCAGACTACTCGCTCGGGTTACTCCAATACCGATGTAGGACTAGAAGATACTTCAGAATCGTTTGGACTCCCTGCCACAGCTGACCTAATGTTTGCGCTAATATCCTCAGAAGAATTGGAGGATCTAGGGCAATTCATGGTTAAACAGTTAAAGAACCGTTATGCTGATCCATCATTTCATAGAAAGTTCGTTATAGGGGTAGATAAATCTAGAATGAAATTATTCAATGTAGAACAGCTAGCCCAGCAGAATATCAGTGATGATAGGCCGGTCTTTGATACCTCTCAAGCCGGGGAAAGAATAAATAATGAGAGGCGAATTGATAAAAGTGTTTTTAAGGACTTTCAATGAGACGCGCTATTGATTATGCTATTTGGATTATCCCGTTTTTAATTATACACACAATAATTCATGCGATATACTTTTTTCTTGCACTCTACGAAGGGCCAGCAACTTTCTGGAGACTCCTGGAAGAAAAGGAAGACTCCTAGAGAAATGGACTTTACTAGGACCTTCAACTACCGATATCTAAAGGGAACCGAGATGTTAGTCAGCGTTCAAGGTCATAGATCAAAGAAGTTTAAAGATGAACTCGCCATAGCTGCTGAGTTCTATGCTACCATATTGATGCCAAAAAAATACCTTAGAGTAGTTGATCTTGAAATAGAATTAAAGAATAAGCTTGAAGATGATGCAGCTGGTTATTGTGAGTATATGGATAAGACAAGAACCACTAAAGAGTTTAGAATACAGCTTTGCAAGAAAACCACAAAAGAAGATCTTCTAAAGAATCTTGCCCATGAGATGGTTCACCTAAAGCAATTTGCACTAGGGGAGTTGTCAGATGGAATATGTGGTGCTCGCTCCACAAGATGGCATGACAAGACTTACAACGATAAATCTCTTAGTTATTGGGATGAGCCCTGGGAGATAGAAGCATTCGGAAGAGAGGCTGGCCTCTATTACCGATACGTTGAAGAATTTGGAATATAATACCATATCAAACAACTCAGCCTCCTAAATACAAGATGAGGAGGCTTTATGTCCCAAGAAAAACAACAATTTGTAACGTCAGTATCTAACTTTAATGGGTTGGAGTTGACGTCTGTTGAGCCTGTCAGAATAGGCGATTGGTATATTAAAGCTTCAATGACAAATTTGGATTCCATTTTTGTTATTATGCACCACGCAATAAATAAACAAACCAAGCTACACTTTTTTGATAACGAGATACAAGCAAATAAATTTGTAATGATGTGGCTTAATAGATAAAAGGAAATAAAAAATGTACAAAAAGATCGCCGTTGTGGCTATCTTTGGTATGTTTTCGCAATTGGCAATAGCAGCAGATCCTATTGTCACTGATTCGACTTCGAGAAGCACGACAGATTCAAGTAGTAATAGCGTTACTACAGTTAAGTCTCCACCTCCTACCGCAGTTGCTCCTTCCATAACGAGCATTAATAACGATCTATGCACGGTAGGCGCATCAGGAGCAGTTCAAACTCAAATCCTAGGATTGTCTTTTGGATCAACTACTCGTGATATGAATTGCGAGCGATTAAAGTTGTCTAAGAACCTATACGATATGGGAATGAAAGTAGCAGCAGTATCCACTCTTTGTCAAGACGAAAGAGTATTTACTGCTATGATGAATGCTGGTACACCTTGCCCTATAGATGGTAAGATAGGTTCTGAGGCAAAGGAGCTATGGGAAGCAAATCCATTACGTAAACCTCAGATAATTAAAAGCACTAAAGACTAATGAAATTCCTTAGCTGGTTTTTGGTCATAGTTGCTTTAGCTTGTGTGTTACCTAAAGCACATTCTCAATCTCTAACTTCAGAGAACATATTAAACCCTACCGTTCAAGCATGGAAAGGATCGGTAGCTGGTCAAAATGGAGGAACCTCTGGAGGAGGTTCCGGTCCTGCTTTCAATGAAAACACAAACACATTGATATTTGGATACACCCCTGGTACAGCTTCACAGGTTATAGGAGCTGAAGCATTTGCTATTCAACATGCTCTTGACCTTTCTGGTTCTGGTATTAAAATACAGGGATATAATTATTCTTGGCAAATTAATAACTCAGGTCAACAATCAGGCACATTGGCTGGTACTGTAAATCTTCTTAGAGGTAAGAGTGTACTTGAGTCCTACACATACAATTACAATGGAGCTACTGATGGGTTTGAGTTAAAGACTGGTACACAAAATTTTACTAATGAGTATAGTCTTTTAGCAACAGATGCAATGTCTATATCGTTTACGGGTAAGGATAATAGATTCTGGGCTGGCTATTATGGTCCACAAGTAAGAAATCCTTCTCTTACTATGAACTATACATCCGATCCATGTAACTCCAATCCTTTATATTCTCCATCCTGCTCTGGTTACGCTGCTGCTTACCAGGCGCAGTTATGTTCATCTAACCCATTATCTAGTGCTACGTGTCCGGGGTACGCGGCTGCTTTTTTTACCCAGCAGTGTACGATAAACACATTATCGGATCCAAGTTGTCCGGGATACGCCTCAGCATATCTTTCCCTGCAATGCAGCCAGAACGCCCTATACAGTACAACATGCCTGGGCTACGAGACAGCATACTTCAATCAACAATGCTCATTAAATGGATTATACAATTCTAGATGTCCTAACTATGCCTCAGCTTACAAAGCCCAGCAATGTAGTTTAGATGGATTGTATGCAAGGGATTGTCCTAATTATAGTGAGGCATATGCTAGAAAGATGGTATTTGAAAAGCAGGGCATAGCCTCTACTGTAGCTACTGCTGGCGTAATAGCACAAACTGCACCTACCGTATCAGCATCGGTTGGCAACGATGGAACAGTATCTACTTCTGTTTCTAAGACTGGAGATAGTAATGTTGATAAGACTATTACTCCTACAACTACAACTACTAACTCCTCTGCTGCTCCTGCTGCTCCAGTTCAGTTAGTACAGCCACAACAATCATCATCGTCAGGGGGACCTCAACCCCAGCCACAACAAGCGGAAAGAAAAGATGGACCACCAGCACAAAACCAAAATCAACAAGCGAACTCTCAACCTAATGCTGGAGCTGGAGAAAAGGGAGCGCCTCAAAAATCAGCTAGACAAGAAATTGCTGAAAGAAGAGCAGAAGCAGCAAAGAAAGACGCAGTAGAAAAAGGAAAGAATCTTGCTAATGAGATGGGCAAGGTTGCTTCTATGGATCAGCAAATCGCGGTGCAAAATGTAGTTCTACAGGCTATGGCTTTCACTCCAGGGTTTGATGCATATGGTAAAGTATTTGTTCCAGATGGAGTAAGTTATAAACCATATGAGGTATACAAGAACCAGCGCGTGATAGATAATGCTCGAGTAGGAAGAAGACTATTTGGTCCAGGTGATAGACTGCACAGTGAAATGGTGGAGATGCAATATGAAGGCAAGTAATGGATCCAATAACCTTATTTGCCCTAGCTAATGGTGCTGTTTCAGCTATTAAAGCTGGTTGTAAACTTTATAAAGATATAAAGGGTGCAGCAGGGGACGTCAAAGACGTTCTTAAAGATCTAGACAACCAATTTCATAATGCCTATTCTGCCAAAGGAAAGAAGCCTCCTCCTGAGGCAATTAAACAATTTAATGAAGAGAAAGCTAGAGTAAAAGATCTAAATAAAAAAGATCCCGGGGACATTTACTTTGAGATAGGACAGCAACTAGGAGCTTTCTTTGATAATCAAGCCAAGTGCATAGCTATATTTGAGGCAGAAGAAAAAAGGTCATATCAAGTATACACTGGTGATACTTCCTTAGGTAGTCGTGCTCTACAAAGAGTACTAATGAAGAAGAAGTTAGAGCAAATGGAGATTGATCTCCGCGAGTTAATGATATATCAGAGCCCTAAGGAGTTGGGTGCGCTATGGACTGAAGTACAAGAAACATCAAATATACTAAATGCAAGACAAGCAATTGCGTTAAAGAAGCAAATAGACAGACAGCACCGTGAAGAGGTTGAACACGCTAAATTTATGAAGAAGGTTTATGTATGGACTTGGTGGATTGGCGGGTTCATAGTAACGTTATTGTTTATTTTTATTTTAATGATAGTGGTTGCAGAAGATAGAATGAGAAAATATCCTCAGTTAGGATTTGATTTATTTCCAAAAAATGAGAAACAAAGAAGAGAAGAAGCACTACCTAAAAAATACATAGGAAGATAATGCATTACAAGACTATATTCATCTCTGATGTACATCTAGGTACTAAAGATTGTAAGGCAGAGGCTCTCAATAATTTTCTAAAGAATAATACCTGTGAGACTTTATATCTTGTTGGTGATATAATTGATGCTTGGAAGATACAACAGAACAAATGGCGATGGAAACAAAGTCATACTAATGTTGTACGCAGAATACTTGGACATGCCAAGCGCGGGACAAGAGTAGTATATGTTGCAGGCAATCACGATGAATTTTTACGACCAATGATACCTTATGGCTTTTCATTTGGGCTTATTGAGATAAAGAATCAAGCTGAGCATATAGGAGTAGACGGGAAGCATTATTTAATTACACATGGTGATTTGTTTGATGGAATTACTAGACTGGCACCTTGGATATCTTTTTTAGGAGACAAAGCATATGACATTATTATTACTCTCAACAATAAATATAATTGGATTCGTCGCCGTTTTGGTTTTGGGTACTTTAGCCTTAGCCAGTTTCTTAAACATCAAGTTAAAAAAGCAGTAGATTTTATATTTCAGTTTGAAAAGAATCTAGCTGCATATTGTAAGAAGAGAGGGTATGATGGGGTGATCTGCGGACACATTCATCATGCAGAAATTAAGATGATAGATGATGTTGTTTATATGAACGATGGTGATTGGGTTGAGAGTTGTACTGCCTTGGTAGAGCACCAGGATGGTACATGGAAGATAGTAACATGGACTAGGGAGAACGATAATGAAATCACGAAAGATAATAAAGAAGATGTATCAGGCAATTCTAATTAATGATGAAAAAGAAGAAAAGAGAATGTGGTTCAAAGCCTTAAAGAAGTCACTTAAGCATAAAAATACATATGCTGTTAAGTGATAAAATAACTATTGTTATTCCTTGTAAGAATGAGGAAGATTATATTGCGTATCTATTGACCCATCTTCGTAATCAATTGATAGGTAGTACCAGAATTATTATTGCTGACTGTTCAACAGATAATACTCGTGAGGTTATTAAGATCACAAAGGGTAAATTGAATGTAGAAATCATTGATGGGGGCCCAGTTAGCTTTGCAAAGAATAGAGGCGCTGAGTTAGTAACTACTCCATACATTCTATTCATCGATGCTGATGTTCGCTTTTTTGATGTTAATGTTATTCGTGATGCGGTTGATGAGATAGAATCAAACAACTTAGACTTAATTGGATTAAACATTAAATGTTATGATAGAGATATGAGAGCACAGATAGGGTTCATGATCTTTAATCTCATAAACAATCTCATGAAGTATAAAGTACCCTTTGCTGTTGGAGCTTTCATGTTGACAAGAAAGAGTGAGTTTGATAGATTGGGCGGATTTTCAGAAAAGTTTGGCACTAGTGAAGACTTTTTCTTATCAAAAATGTATGATGTAAAGAAGTTCAAATTAATTAAACATTATTTTGGTCAGGACAGTAGAAGATTTAAAAAGATGGGATACTTTGGGATGGCTTGGTATCTGATTAAGAACTTTTGGAATAGAAATAATGATAACCATTGGAATAATTTAGACTACTCCAAATATTGGAGATAACAAATAATAAAGAGGAAACAAGATGTCAGAAGAAAACAAGCAGGATCAAAAAGGTGCGTTTATAGAGAAGTTATTGTTTGCAATTTTACCATTGCTACTAGGATCAGTTGGTTATCTGATCAATGCATTAGGTTCATTACAACATGATGTAACCATTCTAAATCAGAAAGTGAGTTTAGTTGTAACAACAGACAATAAACAGGCAAGCAATAGTGGTGCTGAATTAGCCCGCGAAAAACTACGCCAAGACTTAGAAAAAGAAATCCAAAAGAATCGTGACTCAATTTTTGAAAATCGTCAACACATCGCTATTCTGGAAGATAGAATGGCTATTAAAAACAAAATCGGATCAATGAAGGATCACTAAAATGGCAGAAGAAATTAAAAGTGTTGACGCAAAAGTCGACGAACTAGAAGCAGCAGCAAAGAAGTACGCTAGTAAAGATACAGTCATTAGCATCGGTGGCTATGAGTTCACCCCTGCTAAGTTGATGGTTGCCTTTACTATTGCATCATCTGTTCTAGGAGGTCTATATGGTACGTTTGAGGTATACAAAGACTACATGGGCATGAAGAAGAAGATAGCTGAATACATATCCCCCGATCTAACAGAGGTGTATAAAAAGCTGGCTGTCATTGAAGAAAACAGCTCAAAGACCAGCGATTACACTCGTGACATTAAAAACGATCTGAAGAATGATATCAGACGTTTGGAGGGAGTGACTGAGACAGTTGAAAGAAGCGCCAAGCAATCGGCCAGAGAGGCCGATCAAGCAGTTAAAGAGGTGCGGGATGAGGTAAGGCAAGTTAGAAAAGAATCAGAGGCTAATGCAAAGACGTTAGAGCGAGAGATGGATAGAAAGATTCAACGAGCGCTAGACAATCCTCTAGCTAAATGATTTAACTAAAGAGGTACAACATGGCAGAAGAAAAGAAACCATTATCAAGAAGTGAGCGAGAGGCTCTAATCAAGGACAAAGCCGGCTGGGTCATTACTGTGCTTGCCGCCTTACTAGCTATCAATACTTACATGGGAGGGAGCAACTCCTCCAAAGTATTGAACAACACTATTGATGCTAACAACACCTGGGCATTCTATCAGGCTAAGTCTATCAAAGGAACATTGGCAGAGATGGCATTGGATGATGCCGTACGAGCGGGTGACAAAAGAAAGATTGAGTCATTAGAGAAGAAGATAGCCAGATATGAATCCGATCCCCAGTCAGGGGAGGGAAAGAAGGAACTAATGGATAAGGCTCGAAAGTTGGAGGCAGAGAGAGCGGTAGCCAAGACACGTTCACCTTGGTACACATACGCCGGCTCACTCTTTCAGATAGCGGTGGTGTTGTTAACGGCATCTATCTTGGCAGTCAACAATAAGCTCTACGATGCATCATTAGTTGTTGGTGCTCTAGCCGCATTGCTCATGTCACAAGCTATTTGGCTATGGATGCCTCTATAGAATAGCGTCTAGATAGGGAGAAATAGGGGAGAGACTTGGTCATCCTCTATTTTTTTGTCTATTAGCCACAGAGATACAGGTGTAACTCATTGATTTCATTGAGGTTTTTATCAGTTGCTTTAATTACCGACATTCAGTATAATTCATTCATTGGTTAGGGAGAGAGGGTTAGAAGGAAGGGAGAAAAAGCTTGCTTTAATTTCCCACTTTCCCTATAATTGATACATTAAATGATGAAAGGTTGATATGACTAAGATTGAATTGATTAACGGTAAGTATCATGGTTACGCTAACAACAAATTGGTTGTTAAATCTAGTTCTAAGTACTATGTTGAGCGCCAGCTCAAATCGCATGCCGAAGACTCGGTCATAGTTGCACAGAAGCAGAAAGAGCAATCGATTGAGTTTCCTATCAATGAGCGTTTTACGTTTGTCGATAGCGTGACTACGATGGTTGCCAAGCGTCAAACTCCCTCGGTCATCATTACTGGTGAGGGAGGCTTGGGTAAGTCTTATACGGTGTATGAGTCTTTGCTCAAGAACGGGCTGAAAGATATGTCGGTGATCTTATCAGAAGCCGATGATGGAACGGTGGTGATGACTGAGAAGTGTTTCAGTGTTGTCAAGGGTTTCTCTACTGCCAGGGCGCTGTTCCGTTTGCTTTATGAAAACCGTAACAGTGTGATTGTGTTTGATGATTGTGATTCTATTCTGAAGGATGCAGATGCGTTGAACCTGTTGAAGGGTGCATTGGATTCGTATGATAAGCGTATCATTTCATGGAATGCAGAGATGCGGGATCCTAACTTGCCCCGTTCATTCCAGTTCAAGGGTGGGGTGATCTTCATCTCTAATTTGTCTCCTGAGAATTTGAATCAGGCATTGAAGACTCGTTCGATGTGTATTGATCTGTCGATGTCTTTGGATCAGAAGCTCGAGCGAATGGAGACGATCATGTCTACTGAGCAATTCATGGGCAATGTGCCTATGCAGTTCAAGCGGGATGCATTGAACTTGATTCGTTCTAACAAAGAGTTGACCAAGGAGATCTCACTCCGAACTCTCATCCAGACAATCAAGATTCGTACTTCTAACTCTAACTGGGAGCAATTGGCCAAGTACATGTTGACTCAGGCTTAATATGTTAGACAACAGAAGTACCCAGGTGTATCAACCTAAAGGGTGGACCATATACGGTCCCCCTCCTATTGCCGGATATCTCATATGGCCGGACAATGTGAAGATAGGATTGACGAAGAAGCCTAAATGGTTTCACAGGAAGATGATTGAATGGATCTTCGGATGGAGATGGGAAGACAAACAATAAAGGAAACCACAATGCAAATTACATTAGAAATTACACAACCGTTGTTGATAGCGGTAAGGGCGGGGTTCAAGATGGCCTATCCCGACCAACCCCTCCCTAGTGATTGGGAGTTAGTGACCAGAGGTATTGACATGAATTATAAAGAGTTGATGATGAGGAATCATCAGAAGCCCGTTCGAACGATAGCCGATGAGCAATCACAGACCGTCATATTGATGGTTGGCTCTGAATAAAGAATAAGGTTATAATGATCTTTAGAATGGAGGAAGTGAATGGCTTTGATCTATACCAATACCTCTTCGCGCAACACGAAGAAGGCCAAAAAAGCGCTTGCCCGCTCCAAGGAAGCATTACGATTACAGAATGCCGAGTTGGAAAAGAAGTATAGGTCTACTTACTCTAATACCAATCATCTATCAGGCCGGAAACTATCCTCCATTCTAACCCCTATCGTATCCAAGCCATACGTCAGGGAGGTACAGCATCATCCTTCGTTAGATACTGGGTTGGGTTCGACGGCCAAAGCCGCCCCCAAAGTCTATACTGGTAATATGGTCAAGGGTATTGCAACGATGCATAAGTCCAACCTGGTACCTATCTTTTCAGATGATGAGGCGGTGGAGGTGGCTAGAATGAGGCGCTCTTGAGGTAATCTTTCCATTCAGGATTACGTCCCCATCTATAACCCAAAGGCAGTTCGTACTGCCTTTTCTCTTGGCCGGTCAAAGGATTAAAGCACCAACGACGGCCCTGGATAGGATCTCGATCACCCCTCCCATGCATAATGAGACGCTTGGAATCATCACGATGTCTCTTACCCTTGAAGTTAGACCTACCTTTACGAGACTCAGATATCTTTCTCTTATGCTCATCGGTCTTCAATAGGCCGGATAGGGAGCGGGAGATCTTCTTCCTATTCTCCTCACGCTGTTCATCAGTAAGATACTTCCATCCAAATTGCTTCTTGATATGGTATTGCCTGTCCACAGAGTAGGATGGGTAGGTGCGGTGTAGCTGCTGAATGATAATGTCAATCAGATCATAAGACTTGGTCGATTGTACTTGTTCGTGGGGGAGTCTTTTGTCAGATACGATGATGGTCTTGGAATGGAGATAGAAGAAAAACATGATTGCCCTTTTGTCTAGTTACTCTTATGTATCTTTAGGACTGGTTTCAGTGCAAAACGGGAGAGGGTGGGGTAAGGTAGTGGTAGATGGCGGCTTACGCTGGTTATCGCGTGGAATACGCCGCTTTCGTGGTGGGGATAATGGCCGGCCTACTGAGCTGCTTGCAGTAGGGGATCCCCAGTTCTCCCCAGGCTCTGAGGCATACAAACTAGTTACTTTCTGAGAACTGCGGTAACCCATTGATTTCCTTGGAGAAAATAACTGTTGCTTTAATTTCGACATATCTCTATAATTAACCGTATGATGAATAAGAAAGGAACATATATGACTGAATTTGAAAAGAACTGCTACGGTATGACCGAAAGCGATATTCGTGAGCAGTACATGGAATCGATTACTGCCAAGTTCTCCGGTTTGGAGATGGTGGTGATGGGCATGTTGTCTGATGCACAAGAGATGCTGGCCCACCAAGAGCCCGCTGGTCCTTTTGTTAAAGAGCATGTACGTATGCAGTTGAACAAAGCTAAGTTCATTCTCTCTGAAATGATGGATCAAAAGGAAG